TCCTGTTTGTCCATGTGAGTAACTTGGTATTCCAGTTTGTTCATCTGCAAGTTGTCTAAACTTGTCAAACATCATCATGTTTTCTGGTGCTGTATTAGGAAACTTTAAACCATGTATAGATTGTCCGGGCATTCCTGCTTGTCTTCTAAATATCTTACCCGGATATATTTCCATACTTTGTCCACCAACTAATGCAGACTCATCTACATCAAATACTAATGAACCAGCCATTGCTAAATTATCTACAGCCATTCTTGCATGACCATTCATAATTTGTTGACTATCATCCATGTTTTCTGCTACACCAATACCAAAAAAGTTATATGGATTTCTTTCATATGGAAAAGAATGATATGGTATTCTATAAGGAGTAAATGGATTTACTACTGCTCTTAATAAATAATGTCCACATGTCCATACATTTACTTGTACTTCGTCTAAATCATCAATATCATCTGATAGTTCTATACCTACTTCTCTAGCATACTCTGCATCCATTATTCCCCAGTATTCTAAAATTTCAAAATTACCGTGATAATCTTCATCAGCTCTTGCATCATCTTTTAGTTGACTTTCAAAATCTTTTTCAATATAATTAGCACCCATTTGAATTGCATTTCTAATTGCTTCTTCATCAAAATAAGGCATATTTCTAAGTTGTCTTAATTGACTACGATTCATTTTATGTCTATGAATAACATATTCACATTCATCCATATTAGTAGCATTAGGGTCTGGATAAAAATCCCAACAACTTACAAACTCTATTCTTGGAACTCTAACTTCTAATGGGTTATATGTTCTTTTTCCTTCTTCATCTTTATCCCATTTATGAAGTTTTTTATTAAAATTAAATGGTCCTTTTACAATCCCTGTACCTAGTAAAGAAGATTCTAAAAGAGCATTTCTTATTTCAGAAGAACCATTAGATTCATCTATCTGGTCATGGATAAGTTTTTCCATTCTTCTTGCAGCTCTTTGTGCTGGGTTTAATTCTAATTCTGAAGGATTATAACTAACACCATCTTTTAAAATATTAGCTTCTCTAGCTTGTTCTTCTAAAGTTTCTTCAAACATTCCATTTTGAAGAGTAGCACCAGATTTTAAAACTTTACCATCACCTTCATACCCAACATCATATGGATTATCAATTCGATTTCCTATATCATCAGGTAATTCACCTACTGTTGTTTCAATACTAGGTGTAGGATTATTAATATCTAAGTGTGCTATATTTGTTTCGCCTTCTGGTATTTTAGTTTCGTTAATACCTATTGGAAATTTACCTGTTCCAAATATAACATCTACTAATTGACCAAAAGCTGCTAATACTTTTGTTTTTGTTACTTTAACAAATACTCTAGACTTTTCAGATTCTCTGAATCTTATTGATTTATTATATAAACCTCTATAATTTTCGTAAGCTTTAAGCCATCTTTTTTCATCTGTTTCTCTTGCAGTTTCTGCTTGAGCAAATCTACCTTTAATAATACCAATAAGATTTCTTTGTTGGTCTTCTTCTAAAGTTAATTGAACTCCAGCTTCACCTTCTACTTCTTCGTAAAGATTATCAGCATTTAAAAATGTATTTTCTTCCATACTTAATATCCAAATGTAGAATCAGAAGGTTTAAACATTTCTCTTTTTAATCCTCTAATTCTTTCTAAAGGACTTTCCATCCTTGGTCTGCTCATAATCATATAACGCAAAGCATCATATGCATGGTCAGAAGCGTGAGTATCTACATCTTCTGGATTAGTTTTAGATAATGGTATAGATTGTAATTCTCTTATTAAGTTAGGACATGTATTAAATATCTGTAACTTAGGTCTTCCATTCTCTCTAATCTTTAAATACTCATGTAATTGTATTTTACCTTGTATTCTATTCTTGTCAGCTCTTCTTAATTTATGTCCAGCTCTAACAAGAGATTCTCCGACAGTAGGACCAGTTGTTCCTGTATTTGCCCATGCTGCAGTATCTAAAACACCACTAACAGAAAAAGGGTCTTCTGTCTCCATATCTGTTATTATACTAGCTAATTCAACACCTGTCAAGCCTTTTCTGTATAATTCTCTATAAATTATTAAAGTATTGTCATTCATGTCCATTATTCCCCATAAACAACAGCTTTCTGATGCATAACCATAGTCAATACCTTTTACTCTTTCCCAATGAATTGGTAAAGCAAAAGGAGTTATAACATGTGTATGTGGGTCAAATTCTGTAAATGCTGCACCTTCTGCTACATCCCAATTACCTTCTAGTAGTTGTTGTCGTTGAGTAGGAGGAAGAGATTTAAGCATTTGTTCATAGACACCATCTTCAGAAAGATATGGGTTGTCTGCTAACTTAGCTGGAATAAACTTTCTAGTTAAACCATCATTACCTAAAAAACTTTTATTATGTTCATTAGATTCTATGTATCTTTTTTTAACCCAATGAGAACCAACACCACCGGGGTTAGCTGTACAGCGTAGATAAGTTTTTATTTCTGGGTCAGTAGTACGAAGCCTAGAAGCAAGATAGTTCCAACTAAACTCTGTAGGTAAATGAGTTATTTCATCAAAACCTATCCAACTATAAGCTTGTCCTTGATATCTATATACATCTGCATCTCTTTCTAAGAAACCAAATTCTATTTTAGCTCCACTAGGAAAGTTCCAAAGTTTTTCTACTTCACGAAACTTAGCACCGGGAAATGCTTGTGGATATAGTTCACGAGACTTATCAATCATCTCACGAAGTTCTGGCATTGAACGTCTTAATATTAAAGCCCTATGAGCTTTTTTGTGAGCATAGCGTAGGGGGTCAACTAACATAGCATAGGATTTACCACCACCTGCAGCTCCACCATAAAGAACATCTTTTTCATCAGCAGCAAGAAAGTCTGTCTGTGGACCTTCGTTAGCATGAAAGATTACATTACTTTCTTCTAATACTTCTTTAATAGAAGGAGATACCTGTTCTAATTGCTTTTCAGTTACTATCTTGGATGTAGTTTTTTCTGTAGCCTTTTTAATTACTTCTTCTTCGTTTTTAATTTTAGATTCTTTGTAAGCTACTCTTTGTTTTGCTTTTGCTAATTCTTTTTTTTGTTTGTTAAGTTTTTGTTTTCTTCTTTGTTCTGGAGAGTATTTATATTTTACTTTAGGTTGTGGAGTTTTTTGTACAATTTGAGATAATCCTACATGACTTATTTTTCTACCAGACTCTTCAGATATTAACTGTGCTGCTTTTCTTAAAGAATATTCTTCATTAAGAACAGACTGTATGTATTTGTTTAGTATTTTTAATTCAGATTCTATAGGTTTTAGATAACCTTCAATACTACTTAGTTTGTAACCAAAAGGAATAGTTACACTTTTCTTTTTTATATAGTCTTTTGGTATAGACATTATTTTACCTTTCTATATATTCTAGTTTTTCTTGCTGTTTCTTTTGGTTGTGGGCTGTGTTGTTTTCCTTCTGCTGTATCTTGTCTTTTTTTTGCTGTTGTTGCAGCATATTCTTTAGCCGATAATGATTTAATCGCTTTTTCTGGGAGATACCTCTCACCCGTTTCTGAAGATTTTTTACCACTCTTAGTTCCCCATTTTTGTTTAGTCCAACTTCTAAGACTTCGTTGTGATTTTGCTAGAGCCATTTTCTTAAGTAGTTATTTATTTTAGTTAAAAATTCTTTTATATATTGTATTATTATATTCATATTATTTATAGCCTCCTCCTTTAGCTTTATATTCTTTAGCTAAGAGCTGGGCTTTCCGAGCAGACCATTGACCGGCTTTACCTCCACGAGTACCTGCCTTGATTTTCTCGAAAAGCCTCTTACGCATACTAGGCTTAGTATAATTACCAGCTTTATTAACAGTTGACTTCTTTTTAGTCTTAGAGACTACTTTAGTCGTTGTTTTCTTTCTTGGCATTTTTTTCTCCTTTCTTAAAAATCCTGTCGTAGTTATCTTGGTATTGTTTTGAAAAAACATTTACTCTAGGTCTTGCACCTTTACTTTCACTTTTACCATAGATACTTTTTCTGAAGACTACTTGATTGCCTTCATCGTTTCCTATTTGTCTACCCATAAGAACATCCTACATATTTTATTTATTCTTCCAGATTTCATAAATTTATGAAACTTATCTAAATACATTTTTACCATTTAACCTTATCAGCCCAATAAGCTGCTGACATTTTTCCTTTAGCAATATTCTTAGCATGTCTAGCTTTAAAAGACTTTCTTTTGGCTTTCATTCTATCAGACTCACCTGCTTTAGGTTTACCTGCAGTCTTTGCACCTTTTTGACCAAAACGAATTAACTTTAAAGTATGTCCGTCTTGAGCTAATACCATATGTGATTTAGTTTTATGACCCGGAGTTCTTTTAGGTTTATTAACTCCTGCTAGTCCATGCTTTTTTAATAAAGCTTTTTTTCTATTCTCGTGTGCCATTAGTGTATTACCTCTTCTTTTGGTGGTAGTTCATGCTTAAGTTCGTATAGTTCTCCTACAACTACTAAAGCATACATGTCAGCTATCTCTATAGCTTCTTCTATATCCTCTGCTTGTATGTAAGGACCAACTAACATCTTATTATCTTTTAAGACTTCAGTCAGAAATATTTTCATCCTAACATTCCTTTACCTAATATCCAACCCATTAAAAACCAGAAACCAAACCAACCCGGACTATCATATGCAAAGGCTATAAGTTTATTCAGATAGTTCTTCATAGTCTGTTATATCTATAGTTTCTTTTTCAGGTAGTATAAATATACCACCTTGGACATTATGATTAACATCAAGTCTTTCTTTTTTACCTAAACCAACTCTGTCAAGTATTGTTTGTGCTGCTTGTAGCTTCACATTAGCTTGAGGTAGTGGTTTATCACTTTCTAATACCTCAACAAGTTTAAAGGCTGCAGAAGGGGCTTCTTTTGCAAGTACATCTGAGGCTAAATCAACTATTTCATGTTTAAGACTTTTTATTACTTGGTAGTGATTGCCTGAGTAACCTGCAAGTTCTGCCGAAAGTTTGAGATTTCCTTTAGTCTCTATGAGGCTATTAAGAAATAACTCTTGTTTTTCTGTCAGCTTTCTTTTTGTTGTAGGTAAAGACATACAGATATTATATACCTAAAAGGGGCATTTGTCAAGTATTTAAAATAATTAATAAAAGACTTGACAAAATGCTTATTAATCTATATAATAAGATTAAGTCTGCCGGGGTTTAAAGACATATCCTAGGGAGCTGTTCTGCTCTGTCTAGCCCTGTGAAGTTTACAACTGAAATCTGTCAAAAATGTATGAGTATTAGTATATATATATGGTATGGGGTATGGTCATCTGGCGTGGGGGCTACATAGAACTACATAGAACTACATAGAACTATATAGAACTATAAAAACCTACAAAGATTTACGAGCTACGAGCAAAACATATCAGAACTTGATAGAGCTATATAGATTTATGAAGTTAAGTTGTGAGAACTTACCAAAATTTTTAAAGTTTTTGTGCCTTTGTTTTATAGTTTCCAACATCTTAATATGTAAATCACTCTATAGAGCCATATAAAGCTTCTTATGGCTCATTCAGATATAAGTTAGTAGGTAAGTATCAGTAAGATTGTTAAGCTCTTACAAGGCATTAGAATTAGTCAATGTATGCAATGCTAACATTAGATTTCAGACATAAAAAAAGGCAATCCGTAGACTGCCCTTTAAAGATTTTCTTAAATTTTTTAAGTATCTAAAGCTTTTAATTTCTTATAAGCTATCATACCCTTAATATCTGATGCTGGAAGACTTTTAGCCGATAAAATTTTAGAAACTTGCCCTTGTGTCAAAGGTTTATTTTTATCATTCAGTCTAGCTGTAAAATGTCCAACAATAGTGTAATAATTTATTTCCTTTGGTAAAGGTTTTTTATTATTCTCAGTATGTTTTAAGAATGTCATTGCAATTCTTTTTATCATTCCAACGCTTGATAAAGCATTTTCATCTTTTACAGTAAATTCTTTAGAAGATTTTGCTGTTTTCTTTTGGTTTAATATTTGACTTCCTAGTTCCTCTAATACTTTTGGATTAGATTCTAAAAAATCAGTCAAAGTTTTACTTAATTGTGTCATATTTTTTCCTATGTTTAAGTATTTTATTAAGCAACCTATTGCTCAATTTCTGAACACATCATATCAAGTCAAAATTATTTGTCAAATCTTTTTTAAAATTAATTTTTTTACCTAAATATAAGGCATATATAAGGATTGCATGGCTAAATATGGACTATACACAAAGATTGCGTGTATAGTTTTATATAGTCGTAAACATTATACGCGTGTGTCTGACTTGACATTGGATTTTTTTTTGTTTACAATGTGCAACATCAACTAACCGACTTAACAAGTCAAGGAGATATAATGAGTATTAAATATTTAAAAGAAATAAATAGATTGCAAGAACTTCAAGAACTTCAAGAACAACAAGAAGAAATATTAGATAATAATATTATTACTAATGATAGTTTAGATGAACTAGATGATATAGATGTTCAAAAGTTTTGTAGTGAACAGAATGGCTATGAAAGTCTTGATAGTCTTGATGATAACTTTAATTATATGGAAATATAACAATGGAATGGACAAAAGAAAAACTAATTGAAACACTACAGTATATCATACAGTCTAGCAAAAGTAAAGAAGAAGCTTTTGAAAAAACAGATTATATGTTTTTTGAACATCTTACAAAAGATGATTTAGTAGATATAATTATAGATTTTATAGAAAAAGATAATGATAAAAAACTTGATGAAGTCTATGATTTTGATAGTAAGAAACCAGATTTAAAGGTAGTTCATTAAATATATAAATAATTTACATGGGCGTTTGACTTGACAACGAATTTGTTATCGAGTATAATGCCTAACAAGTTCAACAACTAACTAAAGGAATTATGAAGAAACAGTATAACAATAAATTAGAATTATTAAATATTATTAATAAAACAATAATAAAACCAATAAAGTTTAATAGTCTTGATAAGGCTAAAAGATACCTTAAATCAGAGGGTTATAAATTTAGACAAGCATTTAATCACAAAGAAGAAAGGACTATGATATATCAAAATAAATTTGGGTGGGTTAAAATATCTTCTTCAAAAGATTATCTTAATGATAATACTATGGAACAGGGAACTGTTTGGAAAATATTAAAAATATAAGGATAAATTATGGATAGATATAGAGTAGAACTATCATTAAATATTTATTGTGATAGTGATAAAGAAGCTATAAAGATTGCAGAAAATATTTGTAAAAAACAAAAGAAAAAGTTTGACAATAGATGTCAACTTATAAATTTATATGAAAGTCCTTTTGCTAGATTGCAAGAAAGATTAATTAAATTTATATAAAATATATGTGCATGTGTTTGACTTGACAACGAGTTCGTTATCGAGTATAATGTGCAACATCAATCGACTAACTAGGAGATATTATGATAAAGATATTTAGAGATAGTCAAAGTAATAACAAATACTTTTATCACTTTAATCTATTTGGATTAAAATTTAGAGTAGCTACTAATACTAGAGGTTTTAGTAAGTATGGAACTTATAGAACTAATAGAGGTAGAGTGTTAAACTTTGGTAGAAAATATATGTGCTTTATTCCTATGTTTTAAAGCATATAGTAATATAATGATTGAAACAATCAGACATGAGTTCTACATATGTAAATGTAGATATACATGGTATTATTATATATAGAAGTTGGCAGACCTGCTGAAAAAACTGCCACTTTTATTAACTAAATTATATGGAGATATATTATGACACAGATGAGAAAATTTGAACAAGAGGCAATAGCTACTGAAATCTATCAAAAGATACAGGAAACTAATAGTGTTGTTCAAAAAGAACTAGAACAAACTAAAGACTATAAAGCTATACAATCTAAAGTAGATAAACTATATGTTTTACAAAAAGAATATGATGAACTAAATAAAACTATGAAAGAAGCTAGAGATAACATAAACGAAATTGTTAAACAGTTTAATGAGAAAATAAGTAAAAATAATTTTCATCTTACTACTGTAGGTGCATATTATAATAGTTCAGGTCAACTTATTTGGACTGATGAAGAATGGAAAGTAAAACAAGACATTGAAAGAAAGTTAGCAATAGCTCTTATATCACCTGATTGGAAAGATAAACTATCAACTATCATTGATGATATTGCTAGTCAATTTGGTGCTTAAAACATAGTCGTGGCTAGAATGCGAGTCTTTGTAAAATCCTTGAAAAAGAGGTTAAGAATGAATGAGAGATAAGAACTACACCACAGCTCTCACTAGCCACACTTTTAATTTTAATAGGAGATAAAAATGAAACCAACAAATAGTGATGATGTAATTGATAGTAAAGATATACTATCTTACATAAAAGATAAAGAAAATGATAGAGATTTTGAATTAGAAAACTTTATCAAAGATTTTTGTGATGAACATTCTGATTATGATAAAGCATTAGAAAATTTAGAAGATGGAATAACTTTTATTAGATATAGCTACTTTGAAGATTATATGCTAAACTATTTCTTACAATTTAATCAAGTAGATGAGGCTTTAGAGTGCTATATAGACATAGAAGCTTTTGCACAAGACCAACAATATAATTATACCTCTATTGATTTTGATGGTATAAAGTATTGGTATCATAACTGTTAATCAAGGAGGTAATATGATAGATATGACTAAAGAAGAATGGGTAGAAAATACAGTTGATGATATGGATTGGAAAGACTTATATCGAATAGCTTATGATGTTATGTTTGATTATGTCGAAGATATGTCTGATAAAGAGTTCCAAGAATATTTAATTGAACAAGGTTATGAGGAGGACTAAACATGTATATAGAAGGCTTTAGAGAAGCAGTTGAATCAGAAATTGAAGATAGAATGGGTGATGCTACCAAGTATAATGGTAAGATATTTGAACTTACTATTGATGAAAACAATAAGTATGGTAGTCATGGAGACATCGTTAAATACATTGATGAAGAAGTAAAAACTTTAAAAGATATGAAAGAAGTTGTAAAGGCTTTAATTTTAGGACTAAACAAGGAGGCATAATGAAAGACTGTGAACATAACAATGTATGGCACATTGATGAATATAATTTATCACCACCAACACCAATAACAAGGGAGATAGAACTATGAATATGCATTGGGCAGAAAGAAAAGAGCCACAAGCAACATTAAAAGATGATGCTACTTTCAAGGAAGTAAAACAATATTTACAAGACTTAAAAGATGAAGGACATGGTTGGCTATCAAGTGCAATGAAAGAAAGAATTAAAAATCCCATATTTGGTTTAACTAATTTAACAACAAAGGAGTTAGAAAAATTATGAGCTATCAATTACTAAGTTTTAATAATCCAAAGGTTAAGAAAGGTGAAGCAGTAAGTAATTACTTAACTGCTATCATGCATCTTAGCCCAATCAATACTAAGATATGTCCTTATCAAGACATTGCTGGATGTAAGGAAGCCTGTCTAAATACAGCAGGTAGAGGTGGTATCATTAAGAAAGGTGAGACTACCAATGTAATCCAAGAAGCTAGGAAACGTAAGACTAAATTATTCTTAGAAGCTAGAGATATTTTTATGGAATATTTGATTTCAGATATTACAAAGTTTGTAAGATATTGTAGCAACAAAGACAAGCTTCCTTGCATAAGACTCAATGGCACTAGTGATATACAATGGGAGACTATCAAGGTAGACGAACAGAATATCTTTGAGATGTTTCCTGATGTTCAGTTCTATGATTACACCAAGATACCTACAAGAAAAGTATCTGATTACAAAAATTATCACTTGACATGGAGCTATTCAGAAGCTAACATGAAGTATGCAAATTGGTTTGACAAGATTGCATATAACATAGCAGTAGTATTCAATGGAGCTTTCCCTATCTATTTCAAAGGTAGAGAGGTAGTCAATGGAGATGAAAGTGATTTAAGATTTTTAGACAAGCAGAATATTATTGTAGGTTTAAAAGCAAAAGGCAAAGCACGTAAAGATATGAGTGGCTTTGTAATACATACAGCATAGGAGGTAGTATGACGAGTGAAATAGAACCTGATGTAGACATGATAAACGAACAAGCATTTGATAGAATACTTGACGATGTTTTAGAACAAGATAAGCAAGGCTTACTTGAAGAAGATATTAGAATCATCTGTGATGTCTATGGTTTACATGAAGACGATGACAAAGATGATATACTATTCTTTATTGCAGAAAGTTTATATGAGCATGGGGTGGTAGAATGACACAATACGAAGATAAAGTTCAAGCCCAACGAGAAAAACTTGAACAAGAAAAAATAGATAACTCCGTTACATCTATAGATTGTAGATATGAGAATGGTAAATGGACTAAGATGATTACTAAATATGGTAATGGTAAAGAAGTTACAGAGTATAACGACAAAAGAAAAAAGGATAAGGTAGAATGGCAGTAAGAGGTAAGACAATACAAACTATAGAGCATGTTAAAAAGGTAACATCACAAGGCACAGGAGGTCGTTCTAGGGGTGTTAAAATATCAACAGCTCACATGAATAAAAATAAACGCAGAAGTTATAAAGCATATAGAGGGCAAGGAAGATGATAACGATGGAAGAAATTATAGATGTAGCTAATATAGTTAAAGAAGAAGGAAAATGGATTGAAAAAAAATCTGAAGATGAATACAGGAAATTTTGCTTTGGAGTCAGTAGTATGGTAGGACACTTAGTAATGTTGGAGGAACAAGATTATGAGAGTATTAATTAAATCACATGGTTGTTATAGCGTATTCTTCGATAGAATGTTTGGCTATAAAAGATACTATGTTGCATGGAGAAATGGAACACTTGAAACTTATTCAGGTTTATGGTATAATGAGAAACAAGTAATTAAATTAGCAGAGGATAGATTATGTTAGGAGATATTATAGGTTATATACTTCTTGGAAGTTTTGTAGGCTTTTGTTTAACAGGACTTGTAATTATTTTATTAGATGAAAAACATTGGAGGGATAAATGAATATATTTTATTTTTATGATAAAGATGAACTTGATAGTTTTAAAAAATCAGCACAAGCACAACCTGACAAGATGCTAGTGAAGATGCCTTTGGAAACAGCACAGATGTTATGCACAGCACATAGAGAGTTAGATGGCGATGAGTATGCTGATGAGGTAGGTTTATATAAAAGAGCTTACTGGAATCACCCATGCACAGTATGGGCAAGACAAACAAGTTCAAATTATATATGGTTATATGAACATTTTTTAGCTTTAGGTGAAGAATATAAATATAGATATGGTAGAGAACATGCAAGTATAATTAAACTTGCTAAACCTTTATTATGCATACCTGAAAATATTAAAACAGATGCAATGACACCACCTGCACAGGCTATGCCTGATGAGTACAAAAATGATGACCCTGTCAAAGCATATAGAGATTATTGTACCCATGAAAAACACTATGCTAAATGGGAAAAAGGTAGAACTAAACCAGAATGGTGGACATTGGAGGTCGCATGAAAGCTACACTAACACGAAAAGAATATAAAGATTTTAATATCTATGTTGATAATTTAAAATCAAAACATGATATAGATATACCCCATACTGTTGAAAAGATTGGGGATAAGTTTCTAGTAGAAATGCTAGATGATATTGATGTAAATAAATTAGATGATTTACTTGACATTGATGACAACTTGTTGTATAATGCAACACAATAACAACGCCAAAGGAGGTAATTTATGGCAGTATTAGAAGGAAAAGCTTACTGGGCTTCAGTAACTACACCAAATACTACTTTTGAACCTGTATATACAGTAGACTTAGTAGTTGATGATGAAGTTGCAAATGATTTTGAAGCTCGTGGGTTTAGAATAAAAGACTTATCTATTAAAGATGAGCAAGGAACTCCAACATCTGTTGGGAGAGCTTTAACAATTAAAAGAAAAGTAAATGGTCCAAATGGCATGGTCAGAACTGCACCTAAACTTTTTGATAAAGAGAAAAATCTCATGGACGATGTCGTGGGTAATGGCTCTAGTGTAAAAGTTCAATACAACGAGTGGGAAACTGATAATAAGTTTGGAACATTTAAAGGTTTAGATTTTCAAGCTATGCAGGTTTTAGATTTAGTTCCTTTAAAATCTCAAGATGGAGCAGAGCTAGACCCTTATGGGGATGGCGAGGAGTTTTAATATGATTGTAACTATTAACAACAAAAATGGAACAACAACTTATGATGTTTCAAAAGTTAGTAATGAAAGTATTAGAACTCAAGCTACTGTTATGATAAATAAAGTAGGTCAGCTTGAGGTTTTATTAGAGGCTTTAAACTTTACCAGTTCAACACACAGGGCAAATCTAGAAGCCCTCTTAAAAGATTGTCCTGAATCTCTGGTAGAAGTTGAAGAAGAAGAAGTCGCAGAAGAAACAAAAGATTCTGAAGACTAATTCGTATCTCCAAGTGAGAGGTTAGACTTTTGTTTAGCCTCTCCATTTTAATTCCAAATGAGGGTAAATTATGGAACAAAACAAATTTATAAAGTATCATGTATCATGCCATGCTTGTGGTAGTTCTGATGCTGTATCAGTAAACGAAGATGGCTCGGCTAAATGTTTTAGCTGTGGCAAATTTTATAGTAATTATGAAAACAAGGTAACACCAATGGAAAAATATACACAACCAACTACCATTGTAAATCCTCATGGAGGTATCTTTGGTAAACTAACAGATAGAAATATCACAAAAGAAACAGCAGAAAAATATGGAGTGAAAGTTATATATGACTCGAATGGACAGATAGCACAACACTTATATCCTTTTTATATAAACAATGAGCAATGTGCTACAAAAACTAGGTACATAAAAGATAAAAAGTTTTCTTTCAATGGGTCTTTGCAAGGCTCTGGATTGTTTGGACAAAACTTATTTAAAGAAGGGGGTAAGTATCTTACTATAGTTGAAGGTGAGTGTGATGCTATGGCAGGGTATGAATTACTAGGTAGCAAGTGGGCTTGTGTAAGTATTAAAAGAGGAGCTGCAGCAGCAGTAAAAGATATAAAAGAAAGTTTAGAATATGTAGAAAGTTTTGACAATGTTGTTCTATGTTTTGACAAAGATAAGCAAGGACAGGAAGCTGCACAGAAAGTAGCTACAATTTTAAAACCGGGGAAAGCAAAGATTGTAACACTACCAAATGGTTACAAGGATGCAAACGATATGCTCAAACAAGGTAAGCATCAAGAGTTTACAAGAGCATGGTGGGATGCAAAGGTATATACTCCTAGTGGTATCATAAAAGTATCAGATAAGAAAAAATCTTACTTAAATAGAGAAAGAAAAGAAAGCATACCTTTTCCTTGGGAAGGATTAAATAAAAAGTTATATGGTTTAAGGCAAGGGGAACTCATAACTCTTACTGGTGGCACAGGACTTGGTAAGTCTAGTGTTACTAGAGAGCTAGAGCATTGGCTTATTAATCAGACAGAAGATAATGTAGGTGTGATTGCATTGGAAGAAGATTGGAAAAGAACAGTTGATGGCATACTTTCTATTGAGGCTAATGCAAGACTATACATTGACCAAGAACGAGAAAAGTTTGATAGAGATACTATCATGCAAATGTTTGATAAAGTATTTGAGGAGGATAGAGTATTTATTCATGCACACTTTGGCACTAACGAGATAGATGACATCTTTGCAAAGCTTAGATATCTTATAGTTGGTTGTGATTGTAAGTGGGTTGTGGTAGACCATTTACATATGCTTGTTAGTGCTGTGCATGAGGGAGATGAAAGAAGAGCTATAGATTCTATCATGACTAGACTTCGTAGCTTGGTTGAAGAAACAGGAGCAGGACTAATACTTGTATCACACTTACGTAGGGTGGATGGAAACAAAGGACACGAGAATGGTGTAGAAGTTTCTTTATCACATCTTCGTGGGTCAAATAGTATTGGACAATTAAGTGATTGTGTGATAGCATTAGAAAGAAATCAACAATCATCTGATGAACTTGAGGCAAGAACAACAAAGCTTCGTGTCCTGAAATCAAGATACACAGGAGATGTAGGCATGGCAAGTTCATTGGTGTATGATAAAGATACAGGTAGATTAGCAGAAGAAGACATGTCAGAATTTGAGGTAGAGGAAAATGGAATTAGTATTTGATATAGAAACAGACGGGTTAAATCCTACAGTCATATGGTGTCTAGTAGCTATAGATGAAACAGGAAAGTTTTATCATTACTACGAAGATACTTTAGATGAAGGTATAAAACTTTTACACAAAGCAGATAAAATTATAGGACACAATATCATAGGATATGACATACCAGTAATTAAAAAATTAAAAGGTATAGATTTATACGACCCAGATAAAGTCGTAGACACTTTAGTTCTTTCAAGATTGTTTAATCCTACAAGAGAAGGTGGACATAGTATAGCTAAATGGGGATATAAATTAGGTATAGCTAAGAAAGATTCTCCTGAATGGACTGCATTCACTAAAGAAATGTTATCGTATTGTGAGAGAGATGTTTCTATAAATTTTAAATTATTTAATTATTTGAAAAAAGAATCTATTGGTTTTTCAAAAGATTCAATTATGTTAGAACATAAAGTAACATATCTTTTAGAAGAACAAAAAAGAAATGGGTTTTTATTTGATGATGAAAAAGCTATGATGTTGACATCAGAATTAAGTTCTAAATTAAAAGAAACAGAAGATAAAGTACATGAAACATTCAAGCCTATTTGGATTGATGATAAAATGATTACACCTAAATTAAAAAAAGACGGTAAACTTTCTAAGCAAGGATTGACAGAGCAAGAATATACCGATATAATAGAGGGTAGACTTAATCAAAAACCTTTCATGAGAAAGACTCTTCAAGAGTTTAATCTAGGTTCAAGAAAACAAATAGGTCAAAGACTACAAGAGTTTGGTTGGAAACCAAATAAATTTACACCTACTGGTCAAGCTATTGTAGATGAAGCAACACTTAAAAAGATTACACATATAAAAGAAGCTCAACTTATAGCAGATTTTTTATTGTATCAGAAAAGATTAGCACAAGTCCATTCTTGGATAGATGCTGTAAACAAAAAAGACAATAGAGTTCATGGCTCAGTCATATGTACTGGAGCTATTACTGGTCGTATGGCTCATAGAGGTCCTAACATGGCTCAGATACCTGCAGTTTACAGTCCTTACGGTAAAGAATGTAGGTCTTGTTGGACTGTTCCAGAAGGATATAAGCTTGTAGGTATAGATGCAAGTGGTTTAGAATTAAGAATGTTAGCACACTATATGGCTGACAAGGAGTATATAAATGAAATTATTAACGGAGACATTCACACAGCTAACCAAAGATTTGCTGGACTTAAATCAAGAGATGAGGCAAAAACTTTCATCTATGCACTCATTTACGGAGCTGGAGATGAAAAGATTGGAAGAATCACTAAGGGAAGCAGGGATGCAGGTAAGCGATTGCGAGAACGCTTTCTTGGTAGTCTACCAACACTTAGAACTCTTAAGGAACGAGTTGATAGAGCTTCGGAAAAGAAATTCTTAAAAGGTTTAGACGGTAGAAAAATATTAATTAGACATAAACATGCTGCACTTAACTCTTTATTACAAGGAGGTGGAGCAATAGTAATGAAAAAAGCATTGACACTTCTGCATTTAGACTTGCAATTAAATGTAATTGATGCTAAAATAGTAGCGAACATTCACGATGAATGGCAAATAGAAGTGAAAGAATCACAAGCAGATTATGTTGGGAGAGCAGGGGTTCAAGCAATAAAAGAGGCAGGTGAATATTACAACATGCGTTGTCCTTTGGATGGCGAATATAAAATAGGAGAGAATTGGTATGAAACCCACTAAAGAAAATAGAAAAAAGTTTGACATAGATTTAGAATATGGTACAATAAGAGAAGATAAAGTAGCAGATATGCTTACTAATAAAAAGATAGAAGTTAAATCTGAAAGAGGTATGTGGATGAAAACAGGTAACATATGTATTGAGTATCAATCTTATGGTAAACCTTCCGGCATAGCAGCAACAGAATCAGACTATTGGTTTCACAATCTTTGTATAGGGGATGATATTTTTTGCACATTTATATTTGATGTACCTAAACTTAAACAACTTATAGAAAAGTTAGACTTTAAAAAATCTGTAAGTGGTGGAGACCACAACGCAAGTAGAATGTGGTTAGTAAACATAAGAAAACTATTTACATCAGATGTATTTAAAACATTTGAAGGATTAGATAATGACAAAAAATAATAATTACAAATCAGAAGCAGGACATTGGTACGACCATGAAGGTAAACCTATGTATACTATTGTAGGTGTTAATGGTAAAGAAAGAAACACTACGCTTCGTGATGCTAAGAAAGAAGGATTCGTTCCCTCTGTTACTACTATCATAGGCATAGCAGCCAAGCCTTCATTAGAAAACTGGAAGATTACACAAGCATTAGAAGCATCTTTAAATGTAAATCAAGATGACCCAGAATATGTAAACAAATGTAAGTATGCAGGTAGAGAAGTAGGAATGAACGCTGCTAAACAAGGTACAAAAATTCATGCTATGATTGAGAAAGGATTTCTAGGTGGAGCTAAAACAAAACCTTACAAAGTTATTAGGTCTTGGTTAGATGCAAACTATCCTAACGAAGAATGGATAGCAGAAGATTCTTTCTGTGCTAACGAGGGTTATGGTGGTAAAATAGATTTGTATTCTAAGTCTGGTATATTTATAGACTTTAAAACTAAAGACAATTTAAAAGGAAAAAACTCTAGTAAATTAGTATATGATGAACATGGTATGCAACTGTCTGCTTATGCACAAGGATGCAACATAGAAGACCCTGAAAGAGTATCTATATTTGTTGACAGAGCAGACACAGAATTAGTTTTAACTCATGTATGGGATAAAGACACACATTATAAACACAAAGAAATGTTTAACAGCTTATTAAATTATTGGAAGCTTGTTAAAAATTATGACTCAACAGTATTATGAACGGAAGAAAAGCAAAACAAATAAGAAAAAAATCAAGACAATTAGTTGTTGATTGGTTACAAACTATGTTGGTAGAAGAAGAACAAAAAAAACTATCGATAGATAATTTTGAAAATTATTTACCAGAACAAACTCATGTTTATATGAATAAAACATTTAGGATTTCTGCATACACACCTAGATGGTTTGCACAAAGAATTAAAAAATCTAATAAAAGAGTAAAGGATATTACATGGCAGGATATAGAAAACCAAGAAAGATAAGACCTAAAGAAAAAAATGTACCTAAAAAATATGATTCTAATTGGGAATATAAACTACACAATACAGTTTTAAAAGGTTGGGAACATCACAATCAAAACATAGATTATGTTGTTGAACATAAATACGAGCCTGACTTTGTTAAAGAAATTAATGGTAAAATAATATTACTAGAAGCAAAAGGAAGATTCTGGGATTACGCAGAGTATAGTAAATATATTTGGATAAGAGAAGCTCTTAAAGAAAAAGTAGAATCTTATGAATTAGTGTTTTTATTTTCTAGTCCACATTCTCCTATGCCACAAGCTAAAAGAAGAAAAGACGGAACTAAAAGAAGTCATGCAGAATGGGCAGAAACAAATAACTTTACATGGTATAGTGAAGAAACATTACCAGAGGAATGGAAATGAAATATAAATTCAATGAAGATAATATCATACAACAGATACAAAGATATGTTGATGGTACATACGAAAGACATTATGCACAAGGAAAGTATCAGGCTACTGATATGATAATAGATGCAGGACATGGAGAAGGTTTTTGTATGGGTAACATTATGAAGTATGCTATGAGGTGTGGTAAAAAAGAAGGCACAGATGCAGAAATGGACTTGCTAAAAATAATACATTATGCTATAATAGCAATAGCTTTAGAAGATACGAAGTATCATTTAGGAGAAGACAAAAATGGTTGATGATAAAATAGGAACCAAGCCTTACTTGGGAATTGAAATAGACTACGATAAAGAAAAAGAGTTTGATAGGTTTAGTCTAGATACACTCAAAGATAGATATTTTTGGGAAGGAGAAACACATGCACAAGAAGCACTCGCAAGAGCCTCAGTCTATGGGGCAACCTTCAAAGGTGAAACAGATTTTGAATTGGCTCAAAGACTTTACAACTACAGTTCCTCTCGTTGGTTCATGTTTAGCACTCCTATACTTAGTAACGGGGGAACCAGTCGTGGGCTACCTATCTCTTGTTTCCTTAATTATGTTCCTGACAGTCGCAATGGTTTATCTAATCACTACGATGAGAACATTTGGTTGGCAAGTTCAGGTGGAGGCATTGGTGGATATTGGGGCGATATTAGGAGCAACGGTATTTCTACTACTCATGGCAGTCGTTCTACTGGTTCAATTCCATTCATGCATGTGGTAGATTCTCAGATGTTAGCCTTTAATCAAGGCACAACTAGAAGAGGTTCTTATGCTGCTTACATGGATATAAGTCACCCAGAGATAGAAGAGTTTATAAACATGCGTAAAGAATCTGGTGGAGATATTAATCGTAAATGTCTTAACTTACATAATGGAGTAAACATAACAGATTCATTTTTAGATGCAGTAAAAAATGATGAAGACTGGAGATTGATTGACCCTAAAACTAACGAAGCTGTTAAGGTTATTAATGCTAGAGATTTATGGTGGCAGCTTATACATGCAAGAGCAGAAACAGGTGAGCCATATATGGTGAACATAGATACTTGTAACGAAGCTTTACCTAAACAACAAAAAGATTTAGGTTTAAAAATTAGACAAAGCAACTTATGTTCTGAAATAACTTTACCAACTAACGAAGAAAGAACAGCAGTATGTTGTTTGTCTTCTGTAAACTTAGAACACTTTGATACTTGGTCTAAAGATGATAATTTTATATTAGATTTAATAACAATGTTAGACAATGTAATAGAACACTATATTGAAAACGCAGTAGACACATCACAACTAGGAGGATATAATGCAAATTACAATAGGTTTTCTAAATATATTAAAGAAGACAAAGAAGGATATACTAAATCTGCCTATTCGGCGTATAGAGAAAGAAGTCTCGGCTTGGGTGCAATGGGGTTTCATGCATATCTACAATCTAGGAACATACCTTTCGAGGGAATTTTTGCAACTGGGTTTAATCACACAGCTTTCACATACATTAAATCAAAAGCTTTACAAGCTACTAAAGAGTTGGCTATCCAAAGGGGCGAAGCTCCTGACATACATGGTTCAAGTCGTAGAAACGCTAACCTACTTGCTGTTGCTCCTAACGCTAGTAGTGGGATTATATGTAGTGGCACTTCTCCTAGTATCGAGCCTTATAGAGCTAACTGTTATACTCATAAAACTTTATCAGGAAGCTATCAAGTTAAAAACAAATTTCTCGAAAAAATTTTTAAATCCAAAGGATTGAAAGTTAAAGAGTTAGAAAATATTTGGAAAGACATCGCAAGTAAAGATGGGTCAGTACAACACTTAGATATACTTACTGATGAAGAAAAAGAAATATTTAAAACAGCAAATGAAATAAATCAAATCTGGATTGTAGAACACGCATATCAAAGACAACAATTTATATGTCAAGCACAATCCGTAAACTTATTCTTTACCTTACCAAAGGCAACTGAAGGTCAAGAGATACACGATGAATACATGCAGTATGTTAATGATGTTCATTGGTATGGTATGAATAAACTTAAATCACTCTACTACTTTAGGTCTAACGCAGCTAGAAATGTAGAGAATGTAAACATTAAAGTTCCAAGAATCAAGTTAGATGATGTGGAATGTATAGCCTGTGAGGGATAAATGATAAAAGAAAAACTATATGATGCTTTGTATGATAGATATAAAGCTGAACAATCAGAAGCTTTATGCAATCTTCAAATGTATTTCAGAGAGGGTGTTGGTGTAGCTGACCATCCTAATACAATAGATACTGTAGCTAAATTATTTGAAGAGTATGCAGAAGCAACAGAACATTTAAAATTATTAAAGGAGAATAGATATGAGTTTGTTGGGCAATAGAGATTATTATAAACCATTTGAATATCCCTGGATGTTTGATTACTATGTATTACAAAATCAAATGCATTGGATGCCAGAATCTGTACCATTACATACAGATGTAAAAGACTGGCAAGAACTTACAGACAAAGAAAAGAATTTACTTACACAAATATTTAGATTGTTTACTCAATCAGATGTAGATGTAGCTTCAGGATATATAGATAAATATATGCCTGTATTTAAAAAACCAGAAGCAAGAATGATGATGTCATCTTTTGCTAACATGGAATCAATACATCAACATGCCTACAGCTTACTACTTGATACTGTTGGTATGCCAGAAGTAGAATACAAAGCTTTTGCTGACTATGAAGAGATGGCAAACAAGCATGACTATGTTGGTAACTTTAAACCTACAAAAGCTAAGAAAGAAACTATAGCTAAAACTCTTGCTGTTTATTCTGCTTTTACAGAAGGACTACAACTCTTTAGTAGCTTTGCAATCTTATTAAATTTTCCTAGATTTGGAAAGATGAAAGGTATGGGTCAGATAGTTACTTATTCTATTCGTGATGAGTCAATGCATGTAGAAGCTATGACTAAACTCTTTAGAGAATTTATACAAGAGAACATAGAAATATGGACAGATGATTTTAAGAAAGAACTATATGAAATATGTAGGCAAATGGTTACACTTGAAGATAAATTTTTAGACCTTGTGTTTGAGATGGGAGATTTACAAGGACTAACTAAGAAAGATATGTATGCTTACAATAGATACATAGCCGATAGAAGATTATTACAACTTGGTCTTAAAACTAACTATGACCAACGTGAGAATCCTCTAGGTTGGATTGATGAAGTCATGGGTGTTGAACATCAAAACTTTTTTGAAGGTAGAGCAACAACATACATGAAAGCAGGATTGAGAGGAAGACAAGACAACATAACCTTTAGTGATTTAAATGAGTAGACTAAGTGATAAAAAAGATGCTGCTTGGTTTTTAAAGTGGGTATCTAGTTTTATAATTGTAACTGCTATGTCTTTACGAGGCATAGAAAATATGCAAGTTTATGATTTAACTTTATCTATAATAGGAGTAACCGGTTGGTTAGGTGTTGGTATGTTATGGAAAGATAGAGCATTAATTATTTTAAATGCTGTTGGTCTTGTTTTTTTATTTAGAAACTTATTAATAGAATATATATTATGAAAACAAAAGAAGCAAAATTATTACAATATACTTTACTATACGACAGGTCAGGTAAATTAGTTACAGAAAGAATATCAACAGATATTAAAAAACTAAAACCTTATTTTAGTAAAGAAGAGTATTCAATACTAACAACTCTTATGAGAGAATGTACTCAAAAATTAGATGAGATACATAATCATATAGAATGTAATTTAGATGCAAGGGTAATGACATAATGAAATGGGCTTGTTTATTATTAAGTTTATTAACATTACCTTTATTATTTAATGTTACACCTTTAGAAACAATAAGATTAAAAACCTTTGATGCTTTTGTACACACTCCTGAACCATCAGGCAACTTTGTAATCTTAAATATTACTGAAGAAGATGTAGAGAAAAAAAGAGGTTATCCTTTTCCTAGACAAGATTTAGCACAAATACAAGCAGATTTAATTAACAAAGGTGCTTTAGGTGTAGGGTGGGTTATAGTTTTCCCACAACCAGATAGGTTTGGAGGAGATAAAATATTCGCAGAAATTTTAAGTTATTCTTCTAGTGTATTAGCTATGCCAGAGTTTAACAATGGAAAATATCCTAAGACACATGGTACAGTTATATTAGGACCAGATGTAAACTTACCGATAGCTAAAGGATTTATACAAAATATACCAGAGCTTCAAGAAGTTTCTTCTCAAGGTGCTGTGTCTGCTCCTGTAGATGTAGACAATCTTGTAAGAAGAATACCTTTACTACAAAAAACTCCAGATGGTTGGGTAGCTTCTTTTGGAACTGAAGTATTGAAAACTTTAGTAGATGCTAATACTTATCAAATAAAAACAAATGAAAACGGAATTGAACAAATAAGAGTTAGAGGACTTGAGCCAATATCAACAGATAGTCTTGGTCGTAAATGGATTAGTTGGGTTGATACACCACAAACCACACTAGAAGAAATGGATGTTGAAGGTAAGTTTGTATTTGTAGGTGTTACTGCGTCAGGTGTAATGCCCACTTTAGCCACGCCAAATGGGTTATTAGAACCACACAAGATACAGGCTGCCCTTGCAGAAAGTATTTTGATTGACTCTCCTTTCATACCAGACTATAGATTGTTTGTAGAACTACTTATATTATGTGTCTCTGGATTACTCATAGCCTTTCTAATAACAAGATTAGGTATTACATGGGGTATGTTATCAGCAGGAACTTTAATGTTCTCAGTAGGCTCTCTTGGTTATTACTTTATATCTATCGGGTATCTTATAGATGTCACATGGAGTATGACATGTATGACACTTATTGCCCTACAACAATTCTATTTAAACTTTAGAACACAATTTAAATTAAGACAACAAATCAAAAAACAATTTGGTACTTACCTTTCTCCTGATATGGTAGCTATGCTACAAAAGAATCCAGAGCTTTTAAAGCTAGGTGGAGAAAGAAAAGAAATGACATTCTTATTTACTGACATCATGGGCTTTACTCCTGTGTCAGAAGTATTTAAAAATAATGATGACCCTGAAGGTTTAGTAGAACTTATTAATACTTATCTTGATAAGATGACAAAGATTATACTAGCTAATGGTGGAACTATTGACAAGTATATGGGTGATTGTATCATGGCATTTTGGAATGCTCCTCTTCCTTGTGAGAATCATGCAGAGTTAGCTATTAAATCTGCAATAGAAATAGAAGAAGCAACCTTAGAACTTAATAAACAATTTAAAGAACAAGGTTTAGACTTACCACCTATCAATGTAGGAACTGGTGTCAACTCTGGAACTTGTATTGTTGGCAACATGGGAAGCGAAACAAGGTTTGATTACTCTGTTGTTGGGGATGCTGTAAATTTATCAGCTAGATTAGAAGCTACTGCCGGTAGAAATGATTATAAACAATGGAAGATAATTATATCTGAGTATACTAAAGACTTAGCAGGTGATTGTTTTGATTATGAAAAGATAGATAGTATATTAGTAAAAGGTAAATCAGAACCAATAACAATTTATTCTCCTAAACCCTTGACAAATTTAAAATAAGTATTATAATATAAGAAGAGTGTGCGAAAGGTCGGCACTCAATAACTTGCTTTATAAAGGAGTTAATATGACAAACATAAAAGCATTTGGGCAATTCAGTCCGTTCTCAGTAGGGTTTGATGAAATGTTTAATACATTACAAAGAGCATCAATACCTCAATCAAACTATCCACCTTATAATATTCTTAAAAAAGGTGATACATATTATATTGAAATAGCAATGGCAGGATTTAATAAGTCTGATATTGATATTGAAATAGAAGATAATACTTTAACTGTCTCTGCATGTTATGGAGATAGAGAAGATGATATAGAATTTGTTCACAAAGGAATTTCTGAACGAGAATTTTATAAATCATTTGCTCTAGCTGAGTATGTTGAAGTTAAAAAAGCTAGTGTTGCTGATGGAATATTACTTATTGAACTAAATAAAAACATTCCAGATGAGCAAAAGCCTAAAAAAATTAAAATTTCTAGGTAAAAATAGCTAAATCCTCTCAGAGGCACGGAGAAGCCCGTAGTTGAATAATAGTTCTTTTTGAAGCAAAGGTATTAACTACCCTCTAAATGTTTAACCTCGGGCATTCTGTGATGTCAATTTTCTCTAATCCCCTTGTTTTATCTTAATAGTAGAAGAACCACCACCATTAACTACAATTTGTGTACTCTTTCCATTTTGCACAAGGATAACAGTATAAGAACCTGTCTTATCTAAATCTAATCTTACTGTATCTTCTAATGATTTTAAAAATGTTACGACATTATCTGTAGTAAAAGTATTAACTTGTGTGTTAGAATCAAAACCCATAGTTGTTCCTTTTAAATCAAAGTCAGCTTTCAATAAAGTTTCTGTTTGGTCTAACTCATTTACATCTTGTATAATATCTAACAAGTCTTCAAGAAAGTTTACATCTAAATAATTAATATCTAGTTCTGTAAATTCTAACTCATCCTCTGCTAGATAGTCTACATCTAAATCATCAAAGTCAAGGAAGTTAGCATCAAGAACATTAGAACTGCTACTTCCATCTTCTCCCTGTACATTTATATTCTCCTTTGGTGGATTAACTATTAACATATTATCTATTAACTCTAAAGTTAAATCTAATATAACCGGTTTAGTAGGTTCTAGTTCAAACATAGAAACTGTAGTAGCTTGATAGGGCTTGTTAAGAATTACTTCTCCTGCACCTGTTGCTACTAATATTTCTCCACTAGGAGTTCCATCTGCTTTTGGTAATAATATAATCAACGATTCGCCTATCTCATTTACTGTAATTGTAAAATCAGTTCCACGAATTGACACATTAGCACTTGGCGTACTAATAGAAATGTTTTCTTTGTTTATATTATTTAACTTGCCAGTAATAAACCTTGCAGTTCCACTAGCAAAATTCAAAGCCATTGTAGATTTTGAAGGATTAGGGTCATAGATAAATTCATCTATAACTAATTGTGAATGCTCTGTTAATCTTACTTGACTATTATTAACAAAGGTTATACCTATTCTACCATTAGAAGTTTCAACATTGTCAAAACTTTCTATACCAAAAGATAAAGCAGCATCGTAAGTTTCATCTCTTACAATCCTGCTGTTACCTTTAAGTTCTGTTACGCTTCCAATACTAGCATCCGACTGTTGTGCCACCATCGTTTTGGATAACACAGACAGTACCATTATTGCCAGTTGAAAGTATCTTGAGCCAATCATTGTCTAATGTACTAAGTTGTTGTATGTTAAAAGTTCTAGAGTTACCTGTTTGGTCTAAGTAAAAATAACCACCAGCATAACCACTACCTGTAAAAGTAACATTGTTACTATCTCCATCAACATCAACATAAGAAGTACCACTATCGTAGTTTATATCAAAATCAAATGTATTACTACTACCATTAATAATCCAGTCTAAATCTGTATTACTAGCCATAGCAGTTGTACCTACATCTAATGTAAAAGTATTACTATCTCCAGTAGTATCTACATTAAAATTAGAACTATCAATACCATAAGTATTGGTTGGGTCTGCTTGTATAGTAAATGTATTACTGTCTCCATCAAATTCAAAAAATCCTGTAATATTATCTCCTAGTATATCACCAAGAAATTTATTACTATCTCCTATTTGATTAATATCTAGAGTTAGATTTAATCCATCTAAATCTAGGGCAGTTAAAGTTCCTGCAACAGAATTTAATCCACCTATTATATTTCCAGAACCAAGTTGTTCTAAATCTATATTAGCAGTAGCACCTGATTGGTCAATGTATATTTCGTTATCAGCCCCGTATGTTGTCAACGCAGTCAACATCACAACTAGGCTCATCAATTTTAATTGTTTCATATTCCCAATACCCTCTCTCTATTCCTGTTTCTATTAAGTTAAATACTCCAGCTTCTATTGCCTTTTGCAAAGCTATAGAACCCACCTCGTTCTCAGCTACTCCTCCTTCTATTTCTACAAGTTCTGTACCTTGTTCATAGAATTTAAAGACATCTTGAGAAACGCTTGTAGATAAAACATTTTTAGAAACTGTAGTCTCTACTAATATTTCACCTGTTGATACAGAAACTAATCGTAATGATATAGTTACTACATCTTCTCGGTATTGTTTACTTGTACCTATTCCTAAATACCTAGCACCAATACCACCAGATTCTACATTTGTGTCATAACTAATTACTCCACCTTGTATTATAAGACCAGCAAATAATAAAGGCTGGAGCTTTTGGTCTTGCTCAAAGTTTTCTCTGGTTGACCGAATAAGTTGTCGTTCTTTTGTAAGATTATCTAATCCTACTCGTTCAACAACTCTAAAAAATTCTCCGTTAGCAGCATGTTTTAAAGCTCTTATAAGTAATGCTTCAGGAGCTTGTGTGACTGCTGTACTAAACAAAGCAAAGCTACTGTTACTTTTTCTTTGTCCTGTTAAGTCTTGAAAGCTATCTCTATATACTGCTATTATTGGTTTTCTTTTAGCAGGAGGTACTTCAGCTAATGCAACTGATTGTAAATCTAAAATATTGGCAGGTTCTGTATCTCTTGTTAAAGATAAATCTTTATTTTGATTTAAAACTGCACAGCCACTAAAAGGTAAAGCTACCAATAGGCAAAGAAATAGTCGTTGTATTTCCATCTGAATCCGTAATTTTCAAAGTTATTATTCCATCGACAACACTATATTCGATTGTATTGCCCTCTAAAGTTAATACACCACTATCGCTAGGAGTTTCTCCAAATAAGTTTTCTACTAATTGTCTTGATAGCTGTGCATATATTCTAGACTCTAAGTTTCTTATAAACCTTGCAAGTGTTGTGTTTTCTTTGTCTCTTTTAATCTGGTCCTGTAAAGCTTTGAGTTCTTCTTTGATACTCATCTTTCTATTAAACTCTTGATTTTCTATAGTAAGATAATGTGCAGATGTTCCCATACCACTAAAGCTAGGGTTTTTAAATTGATGTACCATCTCATCTGATATACTATTAACAGACCAAAACATAATTAACATGGACCAAAAGAACATACAAAACTTACAGTTCCTATCAGTTTTTTTACTTTTAAATGTTGGTTTTATTTTCATATTAATCTTTTCGTTGGTCTTTTTTTCCATCTGCTCTTGCTAACCTATCTACATCTATAGTTACTCCCATAGCTGTTCTTACCATAGAGTCTATTCTTATCATATCATTATCCATTTGTCTTACTCTGTCTATTAATGCAACTATCATACTATGTTGCGTATCTAATTTTTTATGTACATCTGCTATTAAAGCATTAAATAATTTATATACCATCCAACCAGCAGCAACTGCAAAGGCTGCAGGAATACCTACAGACTCTAATATTGTCATAAAATCTCTAGTGTCCATTATCTTCCTTTTGCTAAACTACCACCAAAGTACATACCTATAATAGCTGATACTAAGTTAGTGTCAAGTTGTGTAATTACAAGACCCTTAAAAGTTATCCATTCAAACATCTCTCTACCGGCTCTAAACAAACCACCGGGATTCCATTGAGTATAACCAACAGTAACACTTACATCTGGATAATAAACTGCTACAAGTTTAGGTAAAAGAACAATAGCAAATACAGAAGTAAGTGCTATAATTCTTCTTGTCCAAGCAAACCCTTTGTCTTTTAATCCATGATTAAGTGATTGCTTCTTAGCTTTTATATCAAACTCACCACGAGTAATAAGAAGCTTTTCATTTTCTGCTTTAGCTTTTCTACTCTCAGCCCACACACTCATAACACCACCAAGCACAGTTGATGCTAACATGGTTATTATTTCAAAAGGAAAACCCATTTATTTTCTTTTCCACCTTTTTTTAGCTAAGTTTATAGTTTTTTCATTATACTCTTGTTTTTTACTAGACAAAGTGTGATGTTCTTTCCCAAATAAATCAAAAGCACCTTGTCTTGCTTTATCTATACTATCGTAGTCAGTCTCATCCATAAAAAATATTGGAGCTAGAAAATTATCAGTTCCTTTTCTTTGAAACATATCAGCTAAAAATAACATATCTTGTTTGTTTTGTGTTAATGCACTTGTATCATTATTTACTAAAGCTTTACCAAATATTTTTTCTGCTTCTTTTCTAGAAAAATATCTTTCTACTCTATTAAAAGCAGGTCGTACGCTATCAACTATATATTGATAAAATCCTGATGCACTACTATCTAACTTATTTGTACCTCTAGCTAAATTTTCATTAGTGCTTTCTATAAATTTTGTTTCATTTAGTAAAATTTTTTTAATATTTTCTTTAGCTTGTTCATATGTTGTTTGTGCTGCTAAGTCTTTATATTTAGGGTTTTGTGATAAACGATTATATTCTGGTAATAAAATACTATCTATTGTAACAAGACTTTCATCTGTAGCACCATGAAATTCTTTTTCCATATTTTTAAATTTTTGTTCTGTTTTTATTTTAGTTGGGTCTGTTAAATCTTTAGATAAATAAGATGGAGTAGTACCAGATAATCCAAACCTTCTTAGTTTTTCTGGAGTTAATGGACCACCTTGAAATAATCCAAGCCTATCTATCTGGTCAGAGTAAGGTACTCCTGTATTAGGGTCTACTCTATCTGCAGGGTCCTCTTTAGTATTAGGAACATCAAATGTACCTGTTACTAAACCACCTGTAGAAAAAGTTTTAACTCCTTCTTTTAGTATTCTTTCTTTAAATTTTTCATCAAATATTAAAGCATTAGTTTTAAATAAATTTTCTTTTTTGTAAGGTGGTTTTCTATCTATTGTACCACTAGAGTAAGTATCAAAGTATTCAAATTTTCCAGTACTACTTAAATCGAAAGGGTCTATTTCAAGTTCTTCTAATTTAATATTATATTTTTTAGATAACTTTTCTAAATGTTTTGGAACTAAAGTATCGTATATTTTTTTATAATAATCATTATCTACTCCGGGATATCTTTGTGATATAATATCTGATTTAACAAATGATACAGAATCTTTATTTTCTTTTACAGCTTGTAACATTATTCTATCTATTGTTCTTTTTAAAGCTTCATCATTTTGTATAGGATTTTCTGGTATAAGATTAGAGTCATCACCGTACTTACTAATTATTGTATTAAGTTCTCTTCTTAAATAATTCATATTTTTTATTGTTAAAAACATTTCGTAAGGATTAATATTTTTTAAAGGTGCATTCATAGGAGTTTCAATAACAGAACTACCTCCTGTTTTATTAAATGATATATTAAACTCTTGAACAATATCTAATATTCTTGAGTTTATTTTTCTAGTATTCCCTTCTCTTTTATTTGCAATATCATTAAGTTTATCTAGTGAAGTAAAATTTTTATTATTATTAATAATTTTATTATATTTTTCTTTAAACTTATCTAGTATTTTTAAATCAGATTTTGTGTAGGTAAAAATCCCTGCTTTTTTACTTAATGTGTCAGTTGCTTTTGTATATGTATCAAATAACCAATCTTCTATTCTGTCGATACCCAAATTATCCATGTCATTTAAAAATGCTTGACTTCCACCACTAGGGTTATTTATAGTAGAAGAATTTCTTATTATTTTATTTTCTATAATATTAATAGCCTCAGGGGTATTTTTATTTTTTATTAAATCTTCTAGTCCTTCAGTAAGAATCCCTACTTTTTTACTTAATGTGTCAAATACTTTATCAGCTTCCTCCATTATTTCTGTACTTAATTTTATATTTTTATCAGTCTTTAATCCAAAATCATATACATTAGTAATATAATCACTTTGTATTTCTTCTACATTTTTAGTAGTTAATTTATCATTAGAAGAACTTAGTAAAACTCTATCTTTAGTAACAGCATGAGCAAATTGTTTTTGTTCTGCTTCTGCACTACTTTTAAAATGAATCATTTTCATATCATCAAGAGGAAGGTATTTTGTTTTAGGACCTGTTACTCCATAAATAATATTTTGATAATTACTTCCACCCGGAGAATTTTCATCAATTATTTCTTTAAGAATAGGTCGGTTGTTTAAAGTATATGTTGAGTTATCTAATACTCCTAAGTCTTCTAAAACATTATTCATTCTTATTTTAGCTTCTGTAGAATTAAAAGGCATTCCACCATTATTGTTTATTGCTTTAGTTACGTCATCTAAATTAGCCCAATTACTTTTTTCAAGTCCGGGAAAATATAATTGATAACCTACCTCATTATTACCAAAAGCAAAAGCTTCTCCTATATCTTCAATAGTTACTCCTTCAGTTAATGATTTATCTGAATTAAGTTTTAATCTGATTCTTTCAAAAGGATTAGATTCATAACCTTCTAAATTTCTACCTATAGGTAAGTACATATCTGGATGTTGATTATATATATAATTTTGCCTACCTAGTCCAATACCACTTTCAGGAGATTCTTTAAGAAACTCTATTGCTTCATCAGCAGTAAAAGTATTACTTTCAAACTCTATTGTTTTATCAGCTACTGGTAATTCATCTTCTTTTCTTACACTAGAAATAATTTTTAATTTGTTTGGTGCTAATGCTTCTCCTACTTCTTTTCCAGTAGCATAAGGAGTTTCTTTTATATAATTTTCTACTTCTAAATAATCTAATTCTTTTTGTTTAATACCTTTAAGGCTTCTTTGTTTTTTTAACCATTTATTTAATTTAGTACCAGTTATATCATCAGGAGAATCTAGTACTAAAGTTTTAATAGTAGGAGAATAGTTACCATAGTCATCCATATATAAAGCTTTTAGCATATCTTCTTCTTCTTTATCTACAATATCTTTAATAGGTTTACTACTTCCACCACCCATATCATCGCCAACTTTAGAAAAAATATTTGGAGCTTTTTTACTTAAAAGTCTACCTATTTGACCACCAATATTTTTTTGTTCTCTATCATAATCTGGTAATCCTTTATCATAATCTGGTAATCCTTCACTATAATCTGGTAATCCACTTTGAGTTCCTTGTTGTGTTTGTTCAGGTAAAATTAAGTCACCAAAAAGAGTAAATCCTCCTCCCATTTTTTTATCTAGTTCTTTAGCTGCTTTTTGTATAGGTGTATAGGGTTCTCTAACATCAAAAGACTCTTCTAGAGTATCACCAAGATATCTATCTATTATATTTTTAGTTCCTGTTAAAGGAAGTTTACGAGCTAATGTTTCTGTAAGTCCTCTATCATATAACAACATTGCAGTTACATCTCCTACAATAGGTCCTGCTGTTCCTACAGTAGCTGTAAGAGGATTTTGTCCATAAAGGTTAGTGCCTTCTATAATTCTAAGAAAATACTCTGATGGACCTAGTAAACCAACACGCTGTACAGCTTTTATAGTGTCATAAACTTTTTCTTCTCCAGAGTCTATTTTTTCTCTTTGTTCTTCATTACTTCTCCAATAGTTAGTAGCTTTAGCAACATTAGTAGATATAGCTGCAAAAGCTGCAAGTTTAGGAGCATTAACTGTCGTATCTTTTATAGTGCTTCTTGCAAAATTTCTTAGTACTGTATTACCAAATACCGTAGGATATCTTAAAAACTGTGTTAAAATATCTATCTTAGGATTTGTCATATATCTAGGAACATTAGCAAACTCTCTACCTGTTTGCAGTATAACACTATTTGTAAATCTTCCTGCTCCTCTTATAATATCATTCTGATAAAAATTATCATTTATAGCATTTATATTTATATCATCACCAAACTTTTTGTGCCACTTTAATCCTTTCTTTATGTCTACTCCTAAATCAAATAATTCTTCTTCAAGTCTTGTCTTAGAATTTTTAGTTAATTTTTTACCAAAAAGATTTTTACCACTTGAAAGTTGTTGTAAGTTAGTCATTATCATATCTTTACCTGTAGAAAAGGCAGCTAATTGTACTGTTTTTGTCCAAGGTATAAGCATATTAAGTCTATAAAAACCTCTTGATGCCCTTTTAAGTGTTTCGTTTTGTAGTCCTTCACCATCTAAACGATTTGTTAAATCTGCAACAGCTTCATCTACAGCTAGAAAAACTTTGTTCATTTCTTTTAATATTTCATTATCAGTCAATTTATGTTTTTCTTTTAAAATTTGACCCATATCTCTTTGAAGTATGTGTCCTCCATTTTGTATAGCATCTTGCATACCTTTAATTGCAGATTTTGTAGGAGCTTTACCTAATGTTATAAATGCTTCTGACAATGAAGATACAGTAGCTAAAGGAAGATAAGCCATAGCATTTGCTAGTTTAGTAAAATCATATATACCTTGACCAAACTGATTTGTAAAATAATCTACTTGACCCGTAATAGATTTATAAATATCTAAAATTTCTTTTTTATCTTTAGCTCTTAATTGTCTATTACTACCATATTTTTTTAACTCTTTATTTATAGGGTTAATAAATTTCTTTATAAACTGTTCTTCATTAGTTTCTTTAAATAATACCACATTACCTTCTTCTGTAGGAATAGCTTTTACATTTTTACCTTTTCCTAAAAAATGTTTTTTATGTTCTATAGCTCTAGCAGCATTCATCCAATAATCAGTAGTAACACTATGTAAATCATTTGTTAAAAATTCTTTAAATAAATTATCATCTAAGTTTTCAAATACTCTACCATGTGTTAATAAATTAGAATGAGAGCTATAAAGTTCATTTTGTTTAGTTAGCATTCCATCAACAACATCATCTACTTTATCTACTTCAACAATTCTAAATTTATTTCCATTTTTATCTGTTCTAAGTCTTGATAACATCTTTTTAAACTTGTCAGGATTTTGTTGTATTGCATCTCTATTCCAACTACGAGGGAAATAATTTTTAATATTTGTAACATCTATACCAACTTCAACAGCATCTTGTCTTACACTATCAAAAAACTTTCTTAAATTTTTAGCAGTTTGTACTACTTCTTTAGAAGCATTAGGAACTTTACCACCTCTTAATAAAGTTATAACTTGCTCACCTAATTCTGGAGACATACGACCTGTTTTGTAAAGAGGAGTTATAGCAAGTTCATATCCTTCTTTATAATTACCTCTTCTAAATTGTATATCTTCTGCATAAGAAAATCCTAATCTTTGCTTAGACCTTCTAGTTAAATCTTTATTAAATTCAGAATTAAATTTTTGACCAAGTAATCTAGCAGTTGGAGAATATTCTGCAAAAGTTTTAAGTGGGTGAGCAGCAGAACCAAACAAAAATTTACCTATAGCTCTATCTTTAAATCTTCTAGCTTTAAACATAGCATCGCTACCTGCGTCTTTTCTATAACCATCATTAGTATATAGTCTTTCCATTCTTTGTTTAAAAAATTCATTTTTATTTGCAAGACCTCCAAAAAGTCCACCTGTTAAAGTACCTAAAACTGTAGAACCAATTAACTCTGGATTAGAGTAAAATGTTCTCATGTTTGTATTTAGCTCTGCTTGTTGTCTAAAATGATTATCTGTACCTGTCCAAGTACCAGCTTCAGCAGCAAAAAATCCAGTACTTTGTCCTGCTGTAATTTTACTAGGTTTAGCAGCAGATTTAGCAAGACCTTTTAAACCAGCTTTAGCTGCAGTTGCTGCAGTCATTCGTGCAGCTAATGAAGTTCCTCCAGTTACAGGAGTTAATAAAACTGATGCTAACATAGTTGGGTCTCTTAACATATCTATTCCAGCATCTTTAATAAGTTCTACATATTGTTTTAAACTTCCCATATCTGCACCATCAAAAGTCCTACGAAGATAAGCGTAGTCTTCTTTTTGTTGCTCACTAAAATTATTAGTTTCACTCATTCTTTTAAAACCTGAAAACAAATTAAAATCAGAATCTCTTAGATATTCAAATACATCATCTGATTGTTCTCCGATAGATGTAAGAAATCTTTCAGAAACTATTTGAAATTGCTCATCCTTTTCAAGGTCATCTAAAGTATACTTATAAGGCAATGCTTCAAAATTGTTTTGATTGTTAAAATTAAGTTTCATTATTGAGTAAGTGAATAATTATTTACATAAGACATATCATAACCTAAATTGTTTATTTGTGTTTTTAAAGTTTGATAATAATTGTTAAAAAGTTTTTTGTATTCTTCATTATTTTCTGCTAAAGTAGAATAATCATCTTTAGTTTTATCTTTATTTTCTGGTAAGGATAAATAATATTCTCTTACCATATTTTCAACTGAAAAGGTTTTGGTATAAATACCTTTATAATTTGTTTTATCATTTTCTATATTATATAAATCTTTTAAAACTGCTTCTAGGCTAGTTCCATTTTTATTAGTTTGACTATACAAAGCAGGTATATTTTTTTTATTTTTATCTATAGTTTTAAAAATTGCATTTTGTTTCTTTTCATACGACCTAGATTTATAATCAATTTCTTCTTCTTCTTCTTCTGTTTTATTATTAAACTTATTAAAAGACTTACTATTTTGTTTTTGTTCTTCTTCTTCTTCAATGGTAGGATAGCCTAACTTTTTATAAATATTATCTAATGCTATTAGGTCTTGTTCTTTTTTATCTTCAGATTCCTTGGTATTATTTTTAATACCTTGTACAATATCTCTTCTCATACTTAATAATGTTTCTTCTTTTTGTGATTTATTTAGGTTAGTATTTTGTAATATATCTGCAATATAGCCAGCAATTTTTTCATTATCAGCTATTCCTGATAATTTTTCTATTTCAAATAAAGTTGGAGTAGTATTTATATAAGGGTTTGCTCCTTGCTCTAGTACAAACTCAGTAGCTACTGCAAATGCTGTAGCTTCAGGCAAGTTATATTTTTTTAAATTGTTCATAGTATGTGCAATGTTAATTGCAGCACCATTTAATTGTGATGTGTTTTTTACTTTTGAAAGGTCTTTTTGACCCTTTGTAATTGTGTCCCAATAGTTTTTTGCTTTTTGGCTGTTAGGTCCAAAACTATTAATTATTCCTTGAACTCTATTATTTATCAGAGGTAAAGATGAAACGTCAACAACAAACTCATCTTCTGATATTTCTGCTACAGTATCTATTACTGGCGTACTATCAAATACAATATTTTTATTATTTGCACCTAGTCCAGAACTAATAGCATATGTTACTTTTCTTTTATTTCCATTCTTATCAAAAACATCTCTTGTTTCAAATGATTGATTAAGATTTTTATAAGGAATAAATTTTGGGTCATTTTTATTAGCCATTATTACTCTTGCTAATTCGCTAACAGCATTATCTTGAGTTTTCCAATCAGTTAAAGCTGATTTAACATTATCAAAATCTGTACCAAGAATACCACCAATTTGTCTTTTTGCTGCTTCTTTATCTTTTTCAGTTAAAGTTTCTTCATCATGAGACTTATGTATTTTTTTAATTTTACTACCAAACCATTCTGCTATATTTCTAGGAGGTGCATCTTTTGTTTTAATATAATTTGTAAGTTGTTCCCTAGTCATGTTTGGTATTTGTGAATAGGCTTCAATCATTTCGTTGTAAGATTTTAAATTATCTGCATTAGCAGCAAATTCTTTAGCTATTTGTTGTACTGCATCTGACTTATACCCTTCTCCATATGTTTGAGTAATATAACTATTAAGTTTGTTTACTGTTTCAAGTTCTAATATTTCTTGATTACTATATCCTTGGTCCACATATGTTTGATAACCTTTATTAAAAATTTGAGCATTTTCATTTAAACTAAAGTAATGACTTTTTTCAAAAAGATTTTCTTGCTCTAATAAATTTGCTTTTTTATTTAAATTTGAAGTTACAGCATTTATTCCTCCAAGTGCTATTAATAATCTTTTACTAAATTTTTCTTGGTCTTTAGATTGTTTATCTCTTCTTTCTCTAGCTTTATCAAATTGTTCTTGTGCAAAACTTACACCACCATCTTCATACATTGCCATTATCTTTCTCCTCTAGCCAACAAACTTTCTTCTGGTTGACTTTCTTGTTTATCTAATAAACTATCAGACATTTCAATATCTTTAACTCTTTCTAATATTTCTGAGGGTATTGCTCCTGAAGGTATTTGAGTTTGATTTTTTATTTTTCGTGATGTTAATTTTTTTAAATTATTTCTTTTCATTTCTGAAATTTCATCATCATCATCAGCATCTATATCATCTTCTTCATCTCCATTTAAACGATACTTAATATTTGCTTTTTCAGCTAAAGCCATTAGTGTATAAATAGTAGGCTCTACTAACATCATTAACAAATCAGGATTCCATTTACCTTGTTGAAATCCTTCTTGTAACATTTGTAGTGTTATATCTGTTAAAGGAATACCATCTCCTATTCCTTTCATAAGAGGAACATATACTTCTTTATCTAATAATTTATCAGCTATAAAATTTAAAGCTGGTCTAAACTCTGTAAATTCTGGAGGACTTTCCCAAGCATATTTTTGGTCTGGGTCATTTGTTAATGATTGTCCGGGTATAGGTCTTCCTGCATTAGCTAATGCATCTACTCCTGCTTGGTTATATTCTTCTCTCATTTTTAAATTCCACTCCCATATCTTAATTTACTTACTCTATTAGCATATTGTATATCTCCACCACCAAAAATTTCTTTAGTTAAATAAGGAGCAGCAACACTATTAACAGCTCCCCAAGAACTTCCCATTGATTGATATGCATTATTACCTGCTGTAAAATCTACTTGATTCATTATACCATTTTGACTAAAAGAGTTCATACCCATTACATCAAAATTAGTTCTAATAACTCTTTGTATCGGAGGTTCTCCTGCTATTTCTGAACTAATTCTATTAGCAATACCACTTTTAGCACCAGCTTGTATACTATCTTTTACTAACTCTCCGGGATTAGTAAACGCATCTTTAACTCCTTTAAGACTTCCTTCTATAAAATCACCAGCTTTTTCTTTTACTTTACCTAGTAGATTTGGTTTATCAAAAGTTTGTATATTTGTTACATCAGGATTCATTAAATCTACTCCTGTTTTATCAAGAGTTATACCAGTATCTCCAATTTTAATTTTTTCTGGAGCAACATCAAACAAAGTATCACCATCTGTTAATTTAGCATACTCTGCTTCAGCTCCAAAAAAACCTTTACTAGGGTCTGTTAAAGTAAATCCTTCTCCCTTTAAAAAATTACCAGCTCTATCAAATCCATTGCTTATAGCTTGTGTTACAGTTTTATAAACATTACCTATAGCACTTCCAGCATTGTATACAGCTCCTACAGCTTTGTGAAATAAAGAACTTCCTTTTTGTGCAAAGCTTCCTAGCTTACCCCAAAGACTTCCAGCAAGTTGAGGCATAAACATCATCAATCCTATTTGACCAACAATACCAAGTTTACCAAAAGCTGAACCAACTTTTTTAACAACCTTCTTAATTGCTTTGCCTATTTTTTTAACTGTTTTTCTTAAAAATCCCATTTTGTCTCCTAACCTATTCCAAATATTGTATTTATTGTACTTGATATATTATTAAAATTACTTGTCCAATTTTTAGCAACATCACCTTCAGCACTAGCAGCAGCTATCATAGCTTGTACTTTTCTTGTAGCACTATCATTAGCCCATCTAAAATTATAATCAGCTTGGTCTCTTAATTCTTGCCATAAAAATGCTTGGGCTGCTGTAGTCATACCATATGCCATCTTAGCATTTTCTTGATTAATAGCATTTTGTGCTGCAGTATCAGCTAAGTTTGCTCTTCTTCTCCATTCTACATTTGATTGTTGAATTGCTAATGCATTTTGTGTATTAAACTGGTCTCTATTAAAATCCATTGTTTCATTAAATTGTTTTGTTTGATTTACTATAGCAGCATTTGCTTTGTTTAAATCAGCTTCTCTTCCTGCTCTACGAGCTTCTGCAGCATTTGATTGTTGTGCATTAAATTGTTTTGAAGCATTTATCTGTTGAGAATTAAACTGTGATATCTGTGTATTTAAGTTAGCCATAAATTGCATCATTTGATTTTCACTTGTAGCATTAAATTGTCTCGCAGCATTTTGTGCAGCTTGATTACTTAAAAGTCTTTGTTGCTCTTGTTGGGACTGAACCATAACAGTTTGTTGTTCATTAGATAAATTTTGCATATCCATAGCTAAAAAGTTTTTAGCATTTTGTATTTGTCTTTGTCCTTCTATATTAGCTTCAGTTAAATTAGCTTGAGACATTAAAACTGCATTTTGTATTGTAGCTTGTTGTTCATTACTAGCTTCAGCTAAACTTACAGTTTGCATAAATTTACTATTACTTAACTCTGTTTGTTGGTCAGCACTAAATTGAGCCATATTAAGATTAAATACTTTATCAGCATTACTTAAAGCTGTTTGTTGTCTAAGTTTAGCATTTTCAATTTCTGTTTGTGCTTCAATACTTTTTTGTTGACTTATACTTTGTTGAATAGCTTGTGCATTGCTTTGAGCTATAGGTACAGCACTTTGAATAATAGCATTAAATAAATTATCTCTACCAACACTAGAAGCACTTAATCCTCTTTTAGCTAACATAGCTTCTACATTAGCTACAGCAGGTCTTGCCCATGTTGGTATTTCACCATTTTCCATACCACTTAATAAACTATCTATTTGATTAGAAACTAAAGCTTCTTTAGGTAATCCTGCTATCATACCTCTTTGTTCTTCAGTAAATTCAGTTAATTTAGCTTCTAATTCTTCTGGGTCACTACCAAGTTCTGTTATGTCTTCTTCTGATAACCCTGCATTTCTTAATTGTTTTTTAGCTCTTGTTATTCTAGCTAAAGATGTACCAGCTACTTGAGCAGCACTCGCCTTTGCTTCAGGACTTAACTCTCCTACTACTCTTTCTGCTAAAGCACCGGGTTCTATCTCAACCTCTGCTCCTTCTATTGGTGCAACTCTATCTACTCCTGTAACTTTTGCTAATGCTTCATCTCTTATTTCTCCTTTAGCAGATTCTATAGAAACATCTTCACCTACAGTTTTTGCATTCATTGTAGAAGTAACAGAAGGTTCTGGAGTTTTTACTGTAGAAATATCTTCCATTTGTTCTACAATTTCTGGTCCGACTTCTTTTATATATTCAGGAGTAACTCCTTTTCTTTCAGCTAATTCAATTACACCTGCCTCGTATTCTTCTCCCTGACCAACATTTACTAATTCTTGTTCAGGTATCATTCCTTCTGGTAAATTTCCTGCAGCTATATCTTGTGCAGTTTGTCCTGTTTCTATAATTCTAGTATTTCTTTCAGCCTCAAACTTAGCTTGTTTTTGTGCATCAGTCATTTGGTCTACAGGAATATCAGTAGTTGTAGTAGTACCACCACCTCCACTTTGAATTACCCATGATGTACCGTTCCATACTAAAACTGTTCCATTAGGTAATGTTCTAGTTTGTCCTACAGTAAATCTATTAATGTCAGCTTGACGACCTCCTTCTCTTCCACCTCTTCCACCATCCATAACATCATCTACTGCCATAGATGCTCTGTCCATATTGTCAGCAAAAACCATATTACTTCTGTCAGGTCTTTGTTGTCGGTCAACTGGCATTTTATCTAATACTGGGTCATTAATTCGAACTGTTTGTTGTTGCCCTCCTGCTGTTAAATCTTTCATGTCGCCTGTTAATACAGGTTGATTACCTTGTATAGGAGGAAGATTAGGCATAGGCTCATCTTGTCTTTGTATAGATAGTTCTTCTTGACTAGGGTCTTGAACCATTTTACCAAGTTGATAACCAACTCTACCACCCTTAGACATATCTACACGCCCACCAGTAGTATACTTTTGTTGATATTTTTTATTTCTTTTCTTTTGTTGTTTTTTTCTTGCCATAGTTATAAACCTATTTTACTTGACTTCAAAGAGTTTGTCAAGCTTTTCTCCAATTTTATCTATTCTATCCATGAGTATTCCCATGTCATCTTTTAATTCATTTTTAGTAACATAGTCTTTTGCCATCTCTTCACGAGTTTTGTTTAAGAGTATGTCTATTCTTTTGTTTTCTGAAGTATTACTTTTAATACTATAGAGTATGGGTGCTAACACCAATGTTATAAAGATGTTCCAAAATAAATAAGGTGTTAGTTCCATACTTTTTATCCGATTGTTTTAGTAACAGATGTTGGTGTAATTAGTAATGCGATTTGTGCATCTAGACCAGCTTTTAAAGCTGTAACTTCATCAGCACCCATAGCTGTTTCTACCCAGCCTTGTACGTCACTAGCTTTTAAATCTCCAAAAGCTGTAAAGCTTGACAAGTCTGTAGTATCTACAGATTGAGTTCCGTAGCTAGAAGCTGTCCAGTTATTACCCTCACTATCTTTATTAGTATCATCAGTAGCTGTTATTCTCCAATGAACATTGTAAACTACATCACTTTTACTATCTTTTGTTGGGTAAGTATCAACTGTTGAAACATCCCAAGTATATCCTATTGCCATATTTATTCTCCTTTAAGTAAGTTAATTTCAGATTGTAAGGCATCAATCTGTTCTTGTTGTTCTTGTATAGCTTTTATGAGTGGTGTTACTACCCTGCTATAATCCATTTCATAATAATCATCTGAATTTTTAGAAACTGCGTGTGGTATTATTTCCATAACCTCTTGTGCTATTAAACCATCTTGAATTTCTTTAGATTCGTTCCACTCAAAGTTTACTGGATTTAATTTATTTACTATTTCTAACCCTTCAGCTTTACCTAAAACAGTTTTAAGTCTAGCATCTGAACTTGTATTAAAACTGGTTCCTGAGTCAGTAATTCCTACACTACCTCTTTGTGTTCCTTGTTTTCTAAATACAACTACATCTGTTGCTGCTGCTTGGTTAAGTCCAAATACTGCTGCTGAACCACCAATAGCTGCAACTTCTAAACTTCCTAAACTTGTATCAAATCCAAAACCTTTTTGGTCGCTGTGAGCAGATGCTGGATTTACAGTTGTGTTGCCAATCATTACGTCACCTGAACTATCAATACGCATTCTTTCATTAGCTGGATAATTACCACTAATATTTGTAGTACCTACATTAAAGGTCATATTGCTATAACTAAATAGGTGCATATTGTTAGTGTTGGCATCGTATTGCATACCACCATCGCCTGAACCTGCTGAGCTAACTAACAAGGTAGCTTTACCTGAATTACTGTTGGGTTCAACCCTAGCCACTGTAGCAGCATCGCCTTTAACATGAAACTCTGAAGAAGGAGTAACACCAATTCCAACATTTCCTAAACTATCAATTCTCATTCTTTCTGTTGGTGAGGAAGCACCATCTGCTGTAGTAAAGAAAGTTAATCTACCGGGCATATCATTACTACCGGGTGTTCCATCAACTTCACAAAATATTTTTGCTGCTAAAGTAACAGTATCAGAGCCATCACTAGCGGCAAATGATATTTGACCTAAATTATCTCCATCTTGAACTATAGTATTACCGCCAACTGTGCCATTTCTTGATTTTATAAATTGTAAAGTTGGTGCATTTGCATTAGCACTAAATCTACCTATTGACATTGTAGAACCAGCATTATCTGTTCCATTAATTTGTAATTTTGCTGTTGTAGTACCTGTAACTGCTGTTGAACTAGCAACTAATAAACGACCTGAACCATCAATACGCATTCTTTCGCTTTCGCTAGAGCCTGTATAGAACATTAAATTATCATTACTATCTGCATCAATAGAACCTCTTATAGTTCCACCTGCTTGATGTTTCCACCTTAAATGATTGCTTTGTACTAAATCTAAGTTGCCTCCACTGTCAAGTCTCATATTCTCTGTTGGAGCAGAACCAGGACCTGTTCCTGTTGGTTTTGTATTAAAAGCTAAGTGTGTAGCTGCTGTACTACCACTATGGTCTTCAGCAGCAATAGCTACTATGGATGCTTCGGCAGCAGCATTACTATTAGCACCATCTACTCCTTTCCAAGCATAAGAACCTAAAGTTTCTCCGTCACTAGGATTGCCACCCACTTCTCTATTTAACTGTATACCACCATTACCACCACCAGTAAGAATATTTAATCCTTGTAAGGTAGCTGTAGGTTTCGAAGAATAACCAATTCCAACATTGTCTAAACCACCATCAACAAACAAAGCATAAGTTTGTCCGTTTGATTCAACTCTAAAGTCTATGTCTAAAGAATCTTCATTAACTATAGTAGCTGCTTCATTCATTAACAAACGAGATTGTAGAGTGCCATTTAACATGGTTTCAAAATCAAAGTAACCATCTTCAGTACCATCTGAAGCATCTTTAATTCTTGTTTCTATATTTGAGTAGATAACATCTTGTGAGTTATCGTTTCTTCCAGTAAATCTTATTTCTCCAAGATGGTCATTATCTGCTGGACTACTAGAGTTTCTATAAAAATTTACATTAGGACCTGTTGTTGCATCTGCGTCAGTTGATACTATGGTTAAGTTATCTGAGTTATCAGCAACAGTAATTGTAGCACCCGCAGAAGATGTAATAGCTCCATCTACTTGTAGTGTAGAAGCCATATCTACAGCTCCGTCAATATCTACTACGTCTAGGTTGGTAGTTCCGTCTACGTCTATATCGCCTGAGATGTCTAATGAAGTTGCATCTAACTCACCTGCTACTGTAACTACTCCAGAAGCTACTGTTATTAAATCTGTATCTCCTGTGTGTCCAATAGTAGAACCATTAATAATTACATTATCTACTGTAAGTGTTGTAAGAGTTCCAAGACTTGTAATATTTGATTGTGCTGCACCTGTTACTGTTGCTGCTGTACCTGTAGTATCTTGATTAAGTGTACCAACTGTAAAGTCTAATGTATTATCTGAATCATCATATGCTACTGTAATACCACTTTCAGTATTACTTGTTACCATAGCTCCTATAGTATCACTAATTGTTTCTGCTAGTGTTGTACCATTTACTGTAATAGCATCAGCTTCTAGTGTACCATCTACATCTACATCTCCAGAAATATCTAAAGTTGCAGCAGCAAGTTGACCACCTATTGTTAAATTACCTGAACTAGGATTATAAGTTAAACCTGTATCGCTTTCTGCTCCTTGAGAACCTGTAGCTCCGTCAACAAAAATAGGATATACAGTTTCATCTGTACTATTATTTGCAGAGACTGTAATGTTATCTGCTGTACCTGTAGTATCTTGGTTAAGTGTTCCAATAACAAAGTCTAATGTATTATCACTATCTTCGTATGTAACTGTAATGTTTGTCTCGGTATTAGAAGATACCATTGCACCAACAGTATCACTAATTGTTTCTGCTAATGTAACACCACCAATAGTAATTGCATCGGCTTCTAGTGTTCCATCAATATCTGCATCACCACTAATATCTAATGTAGCTGCATCTAATTCACCACTAATAGTTATATTTCTACCACCAGTAATGTCTTTGTTTGAATCTGTTATAATAGCTTTACTTGCTATTACTGTTCCGTTTGTTATTCCATCTATAAGATTTATATCGGTTGCACTAGCTGTAACACCATCTAAGATGTTTAATTCTGCTGCAGTACTTGTTACCCCGTCAAGGATATTAAGTTCTGCTGCTGTACTTGTAACACCATCTAAAATATTTAATTCAGCAGTAGTTGCAGTAACTCCATCAAGTATATTAAGTTCTGCTGCTGTAGATGTTACTCCATCAAGAATATTAAGCTCGGATGCTGTGGATGTTACTCCATCTAATATGTTTAGTTCAGCAGCAGTTGATGTAATTGCAGTGCCGTTAAAGTTAATTGCATCTACATAAGCAACCCCATCAACATATAAGTCTTTCCATTCAGAACCTGAAGCACCTAAGTCATAAGTATTATCAGCACTTGGTAATAAATTAGAAGCAACATCTGCACTAAATGCTACAGTATCTGAAGCTGCATCACCAAATGTTAAATTACCTGATATTGTAGCATTACCTGTAACTGTAAGATTTCCACCTACTGCTAAGTTACCAGAAATATCTGCAGCACCATTCATATCTATTGTAGTCGCTGCTATTTGTATTTCTGTATCAGCTACTAAATCTAACTGCCCATCAGCACTAGAATTAATATATATAGCTGTATCTCTAAATTGTATTTTTTCTGTTGTAGCAATTAATAAATCATCTGAAAACTCAAAGTAATCTTCATCTTCTTTCCATGTTAATACACCATCATTAGATGCAGCATTAAATGTAATAGCAATATCACTTTCAGCATTTGTACCAAACACTAAAGCATTACTAAATAAATTTGAGATAGGACCACCATCACCGGTTGTACTACCATCATGTGTATGTCCTGAACTTACATTAAATGCGTTTACTAATTGATTAAATTCATTATTAAATAGTGCAGCAGTAATGGTATCTCCATCACTAAATGTACTTTGCCTAATATAACTTGCCATTATTTTATCTCCTACCTGAAGGTATATAATCTACATATAAACCATTAATTTTATATGGTGATTTCGTATCATTTGAAATCACAGTAAAATTGTTACTTGTCCCACTCCCTTGTAATGGAACTCTTATCATTGGAGAAGAAACTCCTCCGAATGAATTTGTGCCAAATACAGCACTATTAAATTTTGAAGGTGGATTTATTGTTCCTAAATCAAATAAAGCTGTAGGTTGAGGTATACTTGTATTACCATACTCAAACTTAACTTGTACATCTGGCTCTACAATACCTTCAGCACTTGCAGATATTCTAACATAATGTAAAGTTTTTAAAGTTCCTAAATCTCCATAATCATAATCAGGTGTAGAGTATCTTGCTAAAATTGCAGTACCATCAAAGTCATCTCCTGAATCATGTACATATACATAACCTGTATTATTACCATGATAGTATTTTTCTATACCATTTGAACTAAATCCAGAACCTATTTCTGTTACTTCTAGTCCTTTTGTTTGAGACCATTCAAATCCATTTTGTCTTAAAGTTCCTATTATTCCTTCTTGTCCTGATGCTGCTGCACTAAGATTAGTATAAAATAATCTATATTGTGATTTTTCTCTAATCACTACACTTGTAATTCTATAACTATTAATACTCTGTGCTAGTACAGTTAATTCTGGTTGTATAGCTTTACTAACTGTACCTAACTCAACATCTCCGATTCTTGCAGTACCAGCGACTGTTCTTATTCCATCTGGTGCTAAAAATATTAAGTCACCACCTATCTCTTGAATACTATAACCACTTAAACAACCGACATTCTTAGTAACTGGTACTATAGCTATATTACTTGCATCATTTATATTTATTAACTTAAATATACTATTTGTACAAAATATATATAGTTCATTACGAAAACCTTTAATTCCTTCTATCTGGTCTTCTAATACAATATTACCTGAACCAGTACTTGTAAAATCTGTAGGGTCTAAAGTACCACTATAATAAATTGTATTTAAGTTATCTTCAACTCCAGCAGCTATTAAATGTTTATCATGGACTGTAAGATATTTAACACCTTTAGTACTTGATACAGTTATTTCTTCTGCAAAAAATGTTCTATCACTAATACTACCTGTTCCTTCCATTCTAAATGCATAAGGTTTATTTGCTCCATCAGCTATAATAACTTGACCATAATCATAAGTAGCACCATCAAATAATGTAAACTGACATTGCCCTTGTGAAGTTCTTGTTAATGCACTTCTACCTGTAAAAGTTGAATAATTATCCCCACTACCAGATACAGAACTTCTATTTATTTGTACCCAACTTGTTCCTGTATTACTAAAATAAATATTTGTACCAGCAGTAACAATTACTCCATCTGCATAAGGAAATACTCCTAGTATTGCAGTAGAACCTCCTGTTGGTTGTACAGCACTACTTCCACCAAATTTTGTAAATCCATTAATTCTTCTATAACCACCTTCTATAGAAACTTCAAAATTTTCTAATTCAGTAGCTACTCCGGGTCTACGCAATAAATCAATTTGATTAGATGCTGTAACTAATCCTCCTTCACATGCTACTGTATATGGTTGACTCCTAGCCATTAAAAGTATGTCCTATCATCTGTCATATATTTTGGAGTAGGATTCATAAGATTTGATTTCATACTTCTTAATGCTTTTTTATAATCATCTGCTGCCATCATAGCTTGTTGTGGACTTTCTTTAAACTGCCATATATAGTATCTAGTCCTTGCAGTTATTACATTACTGTATTGTTCTGGTAAAACTATTGTATCTCCATGAGCATCTAAAGCTGTAGGTTTTGTAAATGCATAAAAATGCACATTATAAACCTTATCAGGTATTGGACTTAAACCAAATTTCCTGCTATCTGGAGACTTAATAACATGTATTGGTTCAGCATGGGTTGAATTAGCATCATCTGCATTTTCACTATCTCTATAATATCTTTTCCAATCATCTAAGGTTAAAAATCTTAATCCTTTAGAAACATAAGGGCTTGACTCACCACTTACATTTATTGTAGTAATATAAAAATCATCCCAATCTATTGAAGCATAGTCAGTAGTTATACTAGAGCTATCAGCTTTTAAAGTATACCACCTTTGTCCTGCTACACTTGCTACTGTTACATTACCATAGAAAGGGTCTGTACTACCACTAACACCTGCACTAAAGAAAGGTAGTTGTGGTTCTGCATTTGCTATATCAAATATAGATTTATTAATTGCATCTTTTACAAATTTCTGTAATCCTATTGCATCTGCAAAGTTTGCAGAAGTTAAAGGAAGTTCATTTAATTCTCTAAGAACTTCGTTAGTTAAATCTAAATATGTTGTAGCCATTATTTTTTACCTTTAGCTTTTTTCTTTGCTGTCTTGCTTAAATCTTTAAAGTGATAAAGTCTAACGCTTGTTTTAGTATGAGTTTTATTAGAATGTAAATGTCCGTTAGGCATTTTATGTGTGTTACCTTTAAACTCAGTACCGTCTTTTTTATAATGTTTTACGCCTTTCATATTAACAAGGTTTAGCTTTTGGCATATCCCCTGATTTATATTGAGGCTGTCCACCTTGATTAAGTTTTTTTCTAGGTTGTGTAAAACTTGTTTTATTTCCTATTTGTTCACCACCAGCATAGTTAGCAGCTCTTTTAGCTTTTCTAGCAGCTCTTCTAGCTTTTCTTCTTTCTTGCCCGGGTTTTCCAAATACATTTTTAGCTGCAGGTATTACTTCAGACATACCACCAGTATCAACTGCTGCTTTTATTCTCATTCCTGTTTTTAAAGCTTTTGCAGCTTTTTCTTTTTTTGACATTATTTCTCCTTTTTTAAATTAGTGGAGGAATAATTAAACTCCTCCGTTTTGGTATCAGTTAATACCGTAGATTGTATTATTAACCAGCTTGAGTAGTTGTAATACCATCTTGAACTTTACACTGTCCGTCTAAATACCAGTTAGTGCCATCAGACCATACATGAACAAAATCTCCATGAACAGCTTTATTAGCAACAAATGAAATGGTATCTGCGTCTGTAACTGTAGCTACTGAACCTGCTGCATCTTCTGGAGAAGATACATTACCTACAATAATATTAGCACTAGATGCTGTAACTACTGTGTGTGTTCCTGTAGGTTCTGTTGCTCCAACATAAAACCAATACTCTAATCCTGCTGCTGGAGTAGGAAGAGTTTGTATTTTAGCTGCTGCTACGTTTAAAACATAACGAGTGCCTGATTCATCTGCTGTAATTGTATTAGCTGCAGTTATTGCTTCAGTATCTGAAGGTTTCTGAACTTTAGTAGCAAGTTCACGAACATCGCCTACTTTTGCTGAATTACGACCAGTATCTCTTATATTTACTATTGCCATATTATTTACCTCTAAAATTTATGGGTTAAAAAAAGGAGGAGTCCTAAAACTCCCCCAAGTTTATATATTAGTCAATTCCGTAGAATGCACTTACTAAAGCTTCATCTCTAAGTACTTTTGCACCATAGACATGTAAGCCTCTAACAATGTCACCAAACGATGTTGGGTCTCTCAACACTTCTGTTGAAAGGATTGTGTTAGCAGTTGCAGTTGAAGACATGTGACCAGCCATACATTTACCAGCAGCATTAGATGTTGCAGCAATGTTGTTTGACTTGTACATGCTAAATCCACGAAGTTTTCCACTTGAAACCATTCCATTTCTAATAGAACCTTGTCCACCGTTATAGTCGACAGATAATAATTTAGAACTAGATTGTCCTAAGACTTCATAAAAGTCAGGACTTGCAACGAACCATCTACCTTCTTCAGGTACATTTTGTTCGTCTAATAGTCTTGCCATTCTACCCATAAGGTCTAATGGGTCATGTTCATTAGAATCAAAACCAATATCTAAATTACCTGTTCCATCAAAAGTTCCTGCTGCTAAATCAGTAGCATTGTCAGAACCTAAAATGTGATTAGGTGATGAAGCTGAACAACCAGAAAACATAGTTGCTAATACAGCAGCATCATATGAATCTTTCAATGCATATGCAGCAGAGCTGGAAGCAACCTCTTTGAAGTTGACATGTGACATATTAGTTTCAATATCATCTACGATGAATTTGAAAGCTTTAGCACTATCAACAACCAAAGTAATTTCTTGGTCTGTCAGTCTAGTTTCAGTTGTGTCGCTATTTCTTGTGTAATCTGACACAGAAATAACTGGTTCTTTGATAATCTTTACAGAGTCTCCGAAAGAGGATATCTCACCGGCATAGTCGGTGTTTGTGATAGCTTCAATTACCGAGGCTTTTCTAAAGAAGTTTAAAACCTTTTTAGAGTAAACCGAAGGTAAAAAGAAACTATTAGTTTGTCCACTTACGGAGTTTGCAAAGTTAGCATTGGTATCTGTTGAGGGTTCAAAAAATTGAGCCATGATACTTTCTCCTTTAAGTTATAGTTTATTTTGTGATTCTGCCTTCTTGCATAGCATCTGATATGTCTTTTTCATACTTATCAAATTCTGCCATACTTAATGCAGCAATCTCCCTTTCTGACCATACTTTCTGTTGCTTTGGTTCAACTGTTGTTGTTTTAGTTGAAACCATATCTGCAGCAGATTTTCTAGTCGGTTTAGAAGATGACTTAGTCTTTGTAGATTCAATACCAAAATCTTTTTTAAATAAATCTAAAGCACGAGAAGCTAAATCAGCATCATCAGCATTTGAGTATATCCAATTTTGAATAGACTTAGGTTGCTCTTTTGCCCAAGTATGAAAGTCATCACTATTTCTGATATCTTCAAAATCAGGATGTCTTTCTAATAACCTTTTTTCTGCATCTTGTCGTATTAAATCGTTTTCACGTTCTTGGAGTTTACTAAGGCGTTCTTCTAGAACTTTTGCTTTAGATTCGCTTTGCATGTGAGCAACGGTTTCTACAACTTCATACACATCAGGATAGTTATTTTTAAACTGTTCTAGTTCTTCTTCAGATTTTGGAGCTTTATATTCGGTTCTATTTTTAGTAGCTTCCTCTATTAACTCTTGTTCTCTACTTTTAAACTCATTAAGTTTACTATCATAATGTTTTTTTAAATCATCATATCTTTTTTTGTAGTTAGGTCTTTTATAAGGTGTGTCCTTTTTAGACTCTAATTCTTCAGTATTAACACTTCCTTCAGCTTCCACTTCAGTTATGTCATCTGATTTGAATAACTTATTCTTTTCAGAAGGTTCTTCAAAATACATAGTATCTGATGATAAAAAAGGTTTATCTTCTCCTTTGTGCCAAGGTTTATTTTCATTGTAAGGATTTGGCGTTTCCTCTTTTTGGACTTTATTAGTCATTTTCTTTTCTCCTAATTGGGGCTTTGTTTACAAGGTAGCTCTATGTCGACTAGAGGGCTTGTATTGTAAAGGTAGCCTTTCGGTTCTTAATTTGATAAAGTGCCTACGCTAGTAGGGTAGCTTTATCTTCCATACCCAGCTCCACGAATAGGTGGTTGTAATAAAGGATTTGTATAATCTTCTTTCCTATTATCTAAAGTAGAGCCTTCTACTCCTAAAGGATTAGGATTATCTTTATCCATTACACCTCCCATTTGGGCTGGTTGTCTTTCATCTGCAGTAGCTTCAGCATCTTTCATCATACGCATCAATTCATCAGCTCCGATTTCTTCTGTAGCTTTTGCAGTAAAGACAAATTCTCCATCCGATAACCTTGCAGGTATCGAATCAGAGACTCCTGAACCCGGACCTTCAACAGGACCAGACCCAGCAAATTCTTGTGCTACATCTATTACTTTATCAAATAACATTTGTAGTTCTTCATCTTGTTCTAATTTGGACATAAGCATATTTTCTTCTTCTTCACTTAATGCTTCTTCCATAATAAATTGTGTATAGTTTTCTTCCATAGCATTATCAGTTTCCATAGGTTCTACTGGTTCATTCATAGCCATTTGCATTTGGTCGTCCATAGACCCACCTTCTTGATAACCCATTCTTTTGACAACTTCTGGAGCTTCTTTTTTTAAAGCTTCTAATCCTTTATTAGGAAGTTTAATTTCTTCTCCGTCTTTATATTTTATTCTTATTTCGTTGTCATCTTGTAACATTTTATTTCTCCTTGGCTCTACCTATATTAATAGCAAACCAATCAATAACTTTATAAGCTTTACTTATTAAATTATCATCGTGTGGTGTAGGTGTTAATGCAGCAATCATTGAACAAATTGAAATTATCCAAGGTACTACTCCTACTATTTTTAAAATTGTATCTAATATATCTAACATTTATATCTCCTTTTTTCTTGTTATTGCTTCTTTAACTTGTAGGTCCAGTTGCTCTAAGCGTACCAGAGAAGCTATCTTCCCCTGGAATCGGCACATCTCCTGTTCCGATGTTGCCACCACCAGTCCCTGTAGGTCCAAGTTCTTGAGGACCTGTAGGTACTCCTTGAACGCTTCCCATTGAGGGCTGTTGACCAGTGGGTTGAGTTTCTTCGCCATTTGTTTGTCCAGCATTTTGCATTCCTATTATCTGTGCCATGATAGCTGCTTCTTCAGGGTCATTGAGTATTTCATCAGGGTCTAAATCTAAGCTATAAGCAAGTTCACTTACGAGTTTAGAAATCTTAACAAATGGAGCAATAGCTGGACTTTGTGCAGTTTGTAAGAACATAGTCAATCTTTGACTTCGTACTTCTTTTTGCATCAAGCTATTTGTTCCAGTAGCTTTAACTTCTAAATCACCTTCAATATCTAATTCACCTTCATGAAATTGCATGTTCCATTGAAAGTAAGATTCTCCAAGTGGTCTTAATAAAAAGTCATCAAGATTCTTGACAACAGTTTTAATATTTAAACTAGATGCTCCAAGTAACATAGACATACCTGAAGCAGTTCTTGTCATACTTTGTATTCCTGTTTGTCCATGTGAGTAACTTGGTATTCCAGTTTGTTCATCTGCAAGTTGTCTAAACTTGTCAAACATCATCATGTTTTCTGGTGCTGTATTAGG